CCTCTACAGATCCAGACTCATGTCGGGTGAGGAGCCCGATCTCCCAACCCGGGTACAGGGCCGTGAGATGGTTCCCCGTTCCCGCAGCTTCGAGTCCGAGGCGGTCCCGCAGGAGCTGACGCCCTACGTCAGTCAGGATCAATGGAGCCGGATCGACTACCCTCGTCGGATCCAGCTCGCACACAAGGCGGGCCTTCCTGATGTAGCACAACGTCTAATGGAGGAATCCAAGGCGTACAGTGCTGACATCGCTGCACGTCAGGCAGCTGGCCAGAGCGTCACTCGACGTGTGAACGAGTTGACCGTGCCGCCGCCCGAAGCGATGCCTGAGTCACTCCGCCAGATGGAGCTGCAGGCAGGGTACATCCGTCTCGAGGTAGGAGGGAAGGAGATCGTTGCTCCGTTCACGGACGTGAACTCACTCATCCCCACTCAAGGACCCACGCTCAACCTCCGAGCTCATCGCAGTGGGAAGGAACGTCGCTTCACCGTGGACCTCGGAACGGGGGACGTGGAACCTGAGCCTCTCGACGCTCCGGGAGGGTATTGGCGGGAGCCGGAGTTCACGTCCGCTGATCCCTCCTCTGACTACGAGCACGAGCTCGTCCGTGGCTTCTCTCACCGTGACAACACTTTCACCCTCAGCGTCACCCCGGTCGTGGTCCAAGAAGCGGAGTCGATGACAGGGATACGTTCGAACATTGGCCGGCTGGATCGGGCCCAGCCCATTGCCCCATCGGAGTTCGGAGCGTACAAACACAGCTTCGGAGGGAAGGCTGCGACCGGCGACCTGGCACCGAGTGGTCCAGAGGGCTATTGGGACAACCGCTTCACTGCGGGCTTCGAGCCCCGTCGGCAGCAGCTTGAGTCGCACCAGGCAGGGAGCGATATCGGCTACGATCGGAGCGCCACCTCCGGGATCACGAACCGGAGTATGGTCTATGACGAGAACCTGGCACTCGAGGACCTAGATCCAACGGCCCGACGGAAGGTGCAGAAGGTCCACGATCCCCGGGGCTTGCCGGACAAGACCCAGCGTCCGGACGTTCTCTACAAGGATCCGGAAACTGGAAAGTGGACGAAGGGTGATCCCACTAAACGGGTGAGCACCCTCCGTAGCTACGAGATCTACGACAAGACTCAGGGTACGAATCCTAACATGGTCCAGTTCCGGGACGCAGCGCGGAAGTTGATCAAGGCGGGCGTTCCCGAGTCTACGCCCGTACGTCTCCGTGTGAGCCACACGACCCATGCTCCAGGGAAGAAGGCTCCCTCCATGACCCTTCGGGAGGCCGCGGATATCGACCTGGGTTACGTGTCGCCTGGTGAGTTGGAGAAGGAGGCCTCGCTCCGTGGCTACACTGTGAAGAGGGATCCCAAGTTGGGAACCTGGACGGTGGAGAATGCCCTAGTGGGTGAGAAGCAGGTCTTCTCTCATCCCATGGAAGCAATGGCCGCGATGGCCAAGATCCCGATCAAGAAGAACGGGGTCAAGTTGGAGGGGGGCTTGGAACGGGCGTGGAACATGGGTCGGGAGCGTGGAAGGGATCCGGACATCGACTCCAAGGCCTTCCTCCCTGCTAAGGCTATCGACCAGACCTTTCAAGAGGTTGTTACAGCAGGCAGGCCTGGGATGGAGCTGTATGTAGTTCCACACGCCGAAGCGGGTGGCGTGCAGCAGGCCGTAGGCAAGGCTGGGGAGCTAACGGAGACAGCACTCCGCGTTATGTCTCCTCCGAACAGGGTCCAAGCGATCCTCGACAACCTCGCACAGAAGGTTCCTCAACTCCGGTCCCTCCGAACATGGACGGCACAGGAGCTGGTGAACGGTCGGCAGAAGATGTTCGTGTACGACGAGAACAAGGTCACACAGCTCTTCCAGCAGTGGGAGAAGGGCTTCCAACAGTTCGGGGTGGACGTCCGCCTTCCCGATGGGCGGATGAGACCCATCACGACGATCCTCGACGAGATCGACAAGAAGATTCCAGACGGCCTCGACATCTTGAAGGGGCGGGATCCGTCGGACGCCTTCATGTACAGCTGGTACAAGAGCAAAAGCATGAAGGAAGAGTTCATGGCAGGGAAGCTGCAGGCCGATAGCCAGGGTCAATATCGGGTGTTTCCACCGGAGGAGAAAAGTGCCGCCTTTGCCAAACTGCCCCCCTGCTAGGGGACCTCGTGATCCACGGGACCTCTCGGAGATCACTGGCCCGCCGGAGGAGTCGTTCGATCCTCGTGACGCTGAGGGCCCTCGTCACGTGGACATCTCTGACGCAGAGATGAACCAGGAGATCATGGACAGCATCAAGGCTGGCGGGAAGGAGCTGGCTACAGATACCGGGGGGATGTTCGCTAGCATCACTCGGATGTTCCGTCCCACTGGGAACATGTTACAGGATCTGCAACGGGAGACCGGTATCCCCTTCTGGACGTGGTATCGCTCTATCGAGCTGGGCCGGCGGGATGCGGAGACGTTCCTTGCGGAGGCGTCGTACAGCATCATCCCCAAGATCTTCTCCGGGAGCACCCGGCAAGAGCGGGAGATGGTCCAGGAGCTGTTCGAGATGGCGGGGAACGAGAAGGGGAAGGCTACACTCCTCAAGGGCCTTCCTCCACAGAAGGCTGCGTACGTTCAAACGATGCATGATCAGTTGTGGAAGACGTACGTAGACTACTTCGCGAAGCTCGACTACAGCACGGAGGACGTTGCGGAGCTGTTGGGCAACTTCGTCCCCAGCATCCGGGCGATGGGAGGGGACTACAGCAAGTTCAGCCAGATCAAGACCCCTGGGAAGATCAGCAGCCTCATCTCCCGCTCCGTTCGGACGGGCGAAGCCCCAGTCGACAGGGAACTCGATGCGCAGATCATCGCGAAGACCCTCTTCCGAGCTGTGAGCACGGAGACACACCTCGCTCCACACTGGAACCTCGCGGTCACCCAGTTCAAGGCGTTCGCGGAGCAGATGAACCCTCAGACGGGGGAGCTGTTCCTCCGCTACCTTCACCAAGTCCGCCACTCTCCCGACAGCACGCAGCTCGCGCTCGCGGAGTCGATGAGGCGGATCATCAACAAGCTCGATGGGCAGAAGGGGTTCAAGAAGCTCGCCGTCATCCTGAACAAGAGTGATCTCCGTGACCTCACCTCAATGATGGTCAGCTGGAACTATCAAGCCAACCTCGCGTGGAATCCGGGTGCGGTCCTACGCCAATTCCAACAGCCACTTCAGACCGTGATGCCGGACATGGGCCTGAACAACACCCTGTCCGGGATGAAGACTGCGATCAAGTGGTTGAAGGATGAGAACCTCCAGAAGTACTACGAGTCACGGGGCGTGATCACAAGGAACGTGCAACACGAGCAGTTCCGGGAAGTGAGTGATGCACTCCGCCAGTTCCAGGGTCACGGACTCGCGGGCAAAGCGTCCGAGGCCGTCAGGTTCTTCCAAGAGAAGGGGACCGTAGCGTTCAAGTCGGCGGATGACTTCATGCGTATCACGGCGTATGATGCGATGATGAAACACTCCCTCCCCCACATGAAGCGCTTTGCGAAGGGCGAAACGAGCTGGGTTGAGTTCTTCGAGAAGTCCAAGCTGGATCGACTGGACGACCAACAAGGTCCCTTCACCCAGGTAATCCGGAAGCTGCTGGCCGAGGGGAACGTGGAGACCGCACAGCACGAGATGGCCTTCAAGTTCATGCAGGACACCCAGTTCATTTACTCCAGGGGGAACAATCCCTACGTGATGAATTCCACGATGGGCCGCTTCCTCGGGCAGTACGGCACGTGGCCGATGCAGTACATGGAGTACATGGGGAACATGTATCGACGTGGAAGCCAGAAGAATCGGATCACAGCCTTCACCCGTTGGCTCGGCGTGAACGGGGCAATGGTTGCCGGAGCCTCGAGCGTGTTGGGTGTGGACCTGAGTAAGTGGAGCTTCTTCTCCCCCTTCGGCTACACGGGGGGCCCGTATATGGAGATGGCGCAGCAAGCGGGGAGCGCCCTGAAGCTTGCTGCGGGTGGCCAGGTTGACTTGGGGAAGTCGTGGGAGAAGACGAAGGAGAGCGGCGGCTTCCCCACGATGGTAGGAACCAGCGACGCGAACCTGATCGACAGACTCCAGGCTCAACGTCTTGGTCGGAACATCGTCCAGCAAAACGTCCCCATTCCGTGGGGCCAGATTCGCCGGACGACTGAGTCGCTCGAGCTGTTGTGGAACGCCGACATAGGGGAAGCCACAAAGAAGTTCCTCGGATTCCCTTCTACGACGCCTCCTCCTCGCTGACTTGGTGGGGGGTAACGTCTTCCCCGGATGTTACCTCCTCCCTATGTCCCCTTGCGTTGTAACCCGCCCTCTTCAAAGCCTTGTACAACGTCGTCTCATCCAACTCCAGCTCCCTGCTCAAGCTTAGAACGCCCTGCGTCTGGATCCTCTCCAACAGGGCCGGCGTGATCTCCAGCTTGAGGTTGTTCGGCCCGCCTGGCGGCTTGGGCCTTATGTCGTGTCGCTTCAGCTCGGCCCGGACGGTGTTCACGCTAATAGCGAAGCGCATGGCCAGTTGACCCACGCTGTGCTTGTTGTAGAGAACCTGCCACATGTGTTGTGTGTCCTTATACCCTAGCTCCTGTGCTATCCTCTCCCACTGTATCGCCATATAAGTGTCCTTAGGTGTTGAAGGCCCATCCCTCGGTCGTGAGGAAGTAGGTGTGAGTCGGCGCGTCGTACTCGACCAGGCCAGCGGACTTCAGGGTCTCTAGCAGCTCCCTGAACTCCCTCTGCCTCATCCGATTGCTGTTCATCCGGAGCCAGTCGCTGTGGAGCAGCTTCCCACCCTTCCGCTTCAGCTGTGTCAGCAGCCTCGCTTGATCCTCTCCGAAGGCGTTCTGGTTCATCTCTCCGAAGGCGCCTGGGAGGAACAGTTCCAGCCATTCCAGAATCTGGAGTGCCCGCTTCAGGTGACTCGGAGTGAGGACCAAGGAACTTCCGCCACTCGCTGAGAGGATCATTGCCAGGCGGATCAGGTGATCCGGCTTCCGTTCGTTGTACCCAGCGAACTGCTTGTCGGTATTGGTGGACTCCACCCTGTTGAGATACCAGTTGTCGTACCACTCCTCCGCTTCCGGGGTCATATGGAACTCCCCCCGTAACTCGTGCAGCTCACGGAGGCGCTGGACCAGCCGACTTTCCAGGTCCTTGTCCATGGCCGGGGGACGGGGGAAGACGCGGGGAGTGTCGTGTTGGATTACGAAGAGGAGCCTGGACATAAACCCCCCACCAAATGCGTCCCTCGGAATGGCGGTCTGGATCCAGTCCATGGTGGAGCAGGCTAGCATGCTAAACGCTGCGTTGTACAGGATCACCTCTCCCCTCGTGATCGTCACGCTCTTAAACTCCTTCGGGCAGTCGAACAGCGCCGTCAACAGCGGGATCATCCCCTCCTGATACTTCTGCTTGCCGAGGAAGACAGCGAACTCCGGAGCGTAGATCGTGGCGATGCTTTCCGTCTTGTCTTGGAATGCGGCCGTTAAGGCCTCGGGTGTAGCCTTATCAGCAAGGACAGTACCACCTCCTTTCCGCAAGAGGGACATGGCAACGTTACAGGCGCTAGTTTTTCGACACTTGCCGGAGGGTGCGACGATGAGTACTGCAAGGTTAGGGTATATCTGGTAGGCCCCTTTGTCGTAGTAGACGTTTCGTCCGAGTACGGATCCAATCGCCACACACCCTGCGAAGAAATGGAAGACATCAGGAGGCTCCGTGTTGAGGGTGAAGAGCATGTAGTCCGAGAGCCAGGTCTGCGCTGGTACCAGGGACATGAAGTCGGGTATCCGCTTCTTCTTCATGTCCAAGGCGGTCGTCAATTCCGTGTCGCTGAGGTGAAAGCTGAGCTGCATCGCACGGAGTAGCTCTGGTGGTCGAGAGGCGGGGGGTAGTAACAAGACCCACTCGAGGACTTGGTTGTAGAGCGCGCCACCACGGACGTCGTTGACTCCCTGTAGGAACTCCATCAGCTTCGCGATCTGCTGGCTGATTGGGAGTGCCGTCTTCATACGAATCTCCGAAGATACGCTATGTTGTAGTACGTGCACGCCAACTCCTCTCCTGTCAACACGGCGTCCATCCGCAACGGCCCGATTCCCCGTAACTCGATCCCCGGCTCGAAGCGCTTCAGCTTCTGCCCGAACTTGATCGGCTTACTAGTGTCCACGCTACCGTGGATCCCCCGTTCCTCGAACATCCCACGGATGATGCGGAGCTCGGAGAGGCTGCTCACACCGAGCAAGTGGTGCCGCACCTTCACCCGGCTAAACAGGTGTAGGCTCTCCTTCAGCCACACTTCCCTCGCTTCCTTGAACGGCCAGAAGAACCAGCTGCACCCTCTCGAGAGAGCTGCACTGATGAACTGCGCCCTGAGATGCGGCTCATTCCCCGTAACCACGATCCCGACGGGAAACTCCCCTTTCATCACTTCCACAGTCTCTTCCCACTGCTCCCAGTTCCACGTCCGTTCCCCCAACTTGTCCGGCGCAACGACTACGGTAGGCTTTATCTCCCTCGCGGCCAAGCGGAGCTCGATGGGCGACAGGGGCACCCCTAGCTCGTGGAAGCTGTTGTCGAGGATGACCTCCCTCTTCCTCTCTCCCATCTCCCTGTAGAAGCTGGCGTAGCGCCGGTGGTCCAGGACCATGTGAGCGAGGGCGAAGTCCATCTCGCAGAGGGGGCTCAGATCGCTGAGGTGAGCCACGGGGATCTCCATGCACAACTTCACTTCGCCACCTCCACATTTACCTCGACACAGATGCTTCCCACAACCTCGCGATGCCGGTTCTTGTCCAGGAGGAACGCCATCACGCTGCCGCAGCGGACGCACTGATACGCTGGGTGGAGCGTCTCCTCCGCTCGTCCCAGAAGCGTCACGTTGTACACCTTGGTAAAGCAGCCACAGTGGCAGGTCTCACAGTGGATGTGGGTTTCCCTCTCGATCTCGCCAATCTTCATAATCCGAGCTCCTTCCGAAATGTCGCCTGGGCCTCGCCCTCCAACTTCGTCTCCATCCAATTCCGCGGCCCGAAGCTCGGCTCGGCGGGCACGCGCCAACCTTGCGGATAGAACTTGCGCACTGTAGCGGGATCTCGTGAAGCTTCCACGATTTCCGGCCATTGCCTCTGCATCACAGCTGTAAGGCATTCCGTTGCCTCCTTTACCACGTCCCTGTGACTCACGACCACGAGCTCGTCATGCACCGTCAATCTGACCGTCGCTCCCTTCGGAAGCTGCTCGTCGGCCTCCCGGATCGCGACGTACATCATGTCCGCTCCGGTACTTTGCGGGGGGAAGTTGTACATCTCTGTCACTTGCCTGGTGTACCACCACCTCCTCCGGCCAAACGGATTTGCCAGGAAGTGTTGCCGTTCCACCTGCTCCTCGAGGCCCTTCCTCCACTTCTCGTACACGTGGTACTTCGTGAAGAAGCGGAAGAGGAACCCTTCCACCCACGTCTTACTCGTCCCTAGTTGCTGGGCTATGGATTGGGCTCCCCTTCCGTAACCTAGTCCGTAGACGATGAACTTCGTGGCGTATCTGTAATTATACTGCTTTCCTGGGACGAGGTCCCGTACACGTGAAAGAGGGAGACCGAAGCCTTCGGCAGCTGTAACCTCATGAATGTCCGCACCAGCTGCCAGAAGGCTGAGGCCGTAAGGGTCGCCCGAGAGCGCCATCGCAATTCGCCACTCGACCTGGCTCCAGTCCACGCTGATGAAAACGTGATCCGGTGTGTCAGGGATGTAGATCTCCCGTAGCTTCTTCGGTATGTTCTGAGCGTTCGGGTCCCAGCTATTGATACGTCCAGTCGCCGCTTTAGCACAACCAAATCTCGGGTGGACGAAGCCCTCGTCATCTGTCTCTACCTCCAAATTCGTGCTCACGGTGTGATACGCGCTTCGCACCTCGTTGATGAGCCCCAGGATCTTGTTCTCCGGGAACTTCTCCACGAGGGCCTCGACTGCGCCGGCGTTCGCTGTCGGCCTCATTCCTCCCTTCTGGTCCTTGGTGTATTGGACTGGAAGGCCCAACTTGTCGTACAGCAGCTTCATCAGTTCCTTGGGACTCTGCACGTTCAGGTTGGGCATACCTACCGCGTCCCGTAGCATCTGCTCGTACTTCGCAGCGCCGATGAGCATCCCCTGCGCCCACATCTCCGCCTTGTCCACATCCTTCCGAATTCCCCGATCGGCCATGCGACGGAGGATTGGTTGCAGGGGCATCACGTTGTTGTAGAGGAGGTTATCCATCCCCATATTGTGGATCTCTTGTCGGAGACCCAGGTAAGACCTGGTGGTCGCATCGACGTCCTTCGCGCAGCCTGTGGCCAGTCCAACCTCATCACCCTTGTACATAGAGTCATCTTTCCAGTGCTCCATGTCGGTGTAGAAGGTCTTGATGGTGTCCAGTGACTTTGGAAGGTCACTGTTTGTGAGGTGGAACATGAGCATCGTGTCACAGGTGTTCGGCGCTATGTGCCAATTTTCTCCGGTTGCTTGTTGACGCTTGCGTTCGAAGAGGGGCCAGTCGTAGGACTCGCTGTTTTGTCCGACCTTAACAATCGTAGGATTTGTGAGGAGCCCGTAGAGTAGGCGCTGAGCTTCAAGGGTCCAACGGAAAACGCGAGCACGACCTTGGGCCGATCCGACCCCGTAGCACTTGATGTGAGCTTCATCGAGGTCGAGGCTCGTTGTCTCGGCGTCGACGCTGATGAAGCCGGACTCCTGGGCTTCTCTTCTAACAGCAGCTGCGTGATCCGCAGCATCAGGGAGGATGGAATACTCCACTGCGACGCGACGGACTTCCCGGAACTCGCTCTCTTTCTTCGCTTTGACGAGGTCCCAGACGACGACCGGCCAGAACGTTTGCGTACGCATGACGAACGCGGGGTGAAACGTGGGGAGAACCTTCCTTCCTCCAGCGCCCTCAATAGGGATGCCGCGATAGCTGCCGATCTCTGCCTTTCCTGTAGTGACGTAGAGAGCAGTCGCTCCGACAGGGACGAGGAGTTTGGGGTTGACGAGTTTGAGCTCGTTGACGAGGTAGCGGGCACACCACCGGATTTCTTCATCATCAGGCTTCCTGTTCTTGGGAGGCCGACACTTCACGGCATTGGTTATGTAGATGTCGTCCCTACGAATGCCCGCTTGGCCCAGCAGCGCAGTGAGCACACGGCCAGACCCTCCTACGAAGGGAAGGCCCCTTCGGGCCTCCTCCTCGCCGAGGGCTTCTCCCACGAGCATCATGTCCGCATTGGGTGGGCCGACACCATAGGCGTACCCCTCACCAATCTCGTAGAGGGGGCAGCCTATGCAATCCTTCGGCTTGGGGCCCGTGACCAGCTTCACCTGGCATACGGGACACAGCCCTGTGTTCGGGTGCAGATCCGCCGTAGCGGCCTTGCCGTCCGGCCCCGCTTTGCAGACGGAGTTTTGGCACTTCACATCTTCCTCCGTCTCTTGTTATCCTCGATCCACCCTTGCACAGCGTCGAGCATCCCCTCCCTCTCGCTGTTGGAGATCCAGAACACAGCTCCCCGACCCTTCGGAGCAGCTTCGTTGACTCCGAAGGGAACGAGGAACAGTCCCCAACCCCAGTCCTCGGGCACCTCCTCGTCGATCAGGGTGGCAAGGGTGCGGAGTGCCCGCTCGATGTACTCGTCGCGGACCTGGTATCGCTCGTCAGGTGTTTGCGGGGGGTATTGTTGCCGCTTCTTCCCGTTGCTCTGTTTCATCTCGCTTCCACCCTCGGATACCCGATCATCCGGAGGAACTCATCCCTTGTGGGGTGATTGGTCATGAAGAGCCCTCTCATGGCGCTTGACACTACGTCCGCGTCGCTACGGACTCCCCGATGCCTCATGCAACCATGCCTTCCCACAACAACGACTCCAGCGCCTTTCGCATCTGTGGCGTGTTGGAGGAGATCGACCACTGCGTCGGTGTACGTCTCCTGCATGATGGGTCCTGTGAGAGGCTGTTCAGCAACACGTGCCAGCTTGGAGAGACCGAGGACCTCTTTATGCGGAATGTAACCGACGTACACACGCATCTCCACCGGAACGAGATGGTGCGGGCAGACTCCATGCACAACATGTCCCCGTAGAATAACCATGGAGTCGTGTTGTTCGGGGAAGGTGGCGAAGCTGTTGTGCCTGGGAGTAAACAGCTCTCGGTACATACGTGTGACGCGCGCGGGCGTGTCCTTGTAATTACGATCACTGAGATCCACTCCCATTCCCTCCAGCAGGAGTTTGACCCCCTGCTGGAGTTTCTTGTCGTCGAACCGGTTGGTGGGGGGTAACGTTTCCCGTTTCTTCACTGCTCTTCCTCGACCTCAAGCTGGTCCAGAGCCTTGTTGAGCCACAAGCATCCCTGCTCGAGGTTGGTGACAGCGAGTGAGAGCTCACGGGATTGAATCTCCTTCGGTTGGAGCTTCAGACTGCCAATGTGAGCGAGAACGATGTCGTGCACTTCACGGAGTCCGGATTTGGTATACCAGTTAATCGGCATGGCTTCACCTCACGTTCAGGAACTTGTGGAACTGGTTGCTAAGGCGGAGCTCCGGGTGCCTGTCCACCAGCCCGAGTGCCTCGTCCAGCGCGAGAGGGTCGATGAAGTGTTTCAGGTTCCGAGGCTGCAGGTAGACCAGCTTGCCTTCCCTGGCCCACACGACAGCTTGCTCCACGCTGGGCCACCCTGTCGGATCGTCTCCTAGGCCCCCCAAGATAACCTTGACCTCGTTGGCCATCTCGATCATGAAGGGTAGGTAGCCCGGCTTGGGAGACACAGTGATCCAGTTAAGGGAGCCGTGGCGTTGGGGATCGTACTTCACGGTCCCCGAGGTTTCCACGTGGACCACGATCCCCTCCTCGTGAGCCGCGTCCACGAGGGGCTTGAGGCTCCGGTCGAGTGGCTCTCCACCTGTAAGACAGATCGTATCGTAGGGGAGCGACCACGTAGCGAGCTCCGTGGGATCGTACAACCCCCCACCAAGCTCGGGATATGGCTTGTCGAAGTCCGTGTCGCAGTGAGTGCACACCCCCTGTCCCACACTACATCCTACAAGCCTGATAAAGGCCATCGGGGCCCCGGTGTAGAGGCCTTCTCCCTGGATGCTCTTGAAGCGCTCGGCGAGTGGATACTTCATACACGCCCCTTTATCAGGTATACTTCCCTGTTAACCCGATCCGTGGTAGCCCATCCACCATCGGACTCCATCACTCTGACCTCCTTCACGCTATACGAGAGGTCCTGCATGTGGTTGAACATCAGGCTCGAGATGTGCTCCGCGCTAGGGTTCCTCGTGAGGAGCATGTAGCGGTTCTCACTGTTCTCGAAGAAGGCTTGGGCCGGATCCCCCTTGATCAGGAGCATTGTGTGGTCCAAGGTGTCGAGCAGCTTCCGCATGTCCCTTTTAATCACGGTGAAGTCCGTCACGAGGCCCACCGCGTCCGGGTTGCCCATCACCGTGACCTCGAACACGTAGTTATGTCCGTGGAGATTTGCGCACAGTCCCTCGTGCCCCAGAAGCCTGTGTCCCATGGCGATTGTCACTCTTGCCGTACAATTCATCGAGCGTCTCCTTGGTGGGGGGTATTGTTGCCCCCTGTTCGAACAATGGGTCGTGAAAGAACCCGTTCTCCAACTGATGCGACAGCACCATCAGGCCCCATCCCGCGGCCCCGATGTGGTCGTCCACCTCGAGCAGGCTGTTCATCCCCTCGCACAGTTCTTGCATACGCTCTGGCCAGGTTCCTTCTTGTTGGGCAACGTAAGCTAGGCCCCGGCGGAAAGCGTCCTGCAACGTCAGGAGGTGCGCGATCGTGTGATTCAACACGTCCGAGGTTGGGAGGCCCTTCTCCCAGTTACCCTCTCCGTATTTTAGAGCCCCACCATCCGCCTGGCCAGATTCGTCGGCGTGCCCAGTTGCACGCTCTGCGATACGCTCGATCAGGGAGTGGACCACGAGGTCGTACCTGACCACTCGGCCGCTGCGTTTCGCGCCTGTAGGATAGGTGTGCATTCCAGCCCCTTGACTTACGGAGGCAGTCGGGGCACTCGAGCCAGTAAGATCCCGGAGCCGCGGGAGATCGTCTAGGTCCTTGTCTCTCGGCATGTGAACTCCAATGTGAAAGGGGGTGTTGGTGGCCCCAGAAACGACACCAGGTGAGTCGTGAATCCATCTGACCTCCTAGACGATACCCCCCACCAAGTCTGCGTTGGTGGGGGGTAACGTTGTTTGTAGGCCGAAGGCCTACCGGGCGATGTCCGTGGGGAGGTACTTCACGACCTTGTTACGGTCGCTGTAGCCGGCCTGCCCCTTCTCGGTGGTGATGGCAGCGCAGACCTCGAGCTGGAGGAGCTGGTCGGTATCGTCCAGCGTGTCGTCCTCACCCCAGCCGAGGGCGTCCTTGAGGAGCTGGTCGAGCTTGAAGGTCTTGCCCTTCGCCAGCGTCAGGATGTCCCACACCGCGCGACCGAGCCACTCGCCCTCGTCGACGCACTTGAGCATGAGGTTGATGTACGGCTCCTTCCCCTCGCCCTGCGCCTTCTTGATCTCGGCGCGGTCGATGCGGAAGGTGTAAACGGCGTCCGGCATGAGGCTGGACGCGAGGTCTCCGGTGCGGACGGGTCCGCCAGGCAGTTGTGCCATTACGCTTCTCCTTGACCACGTGTCGTGGTCGTTGTGGGCGTTGTGCCCCTTCCAGAGGCTCCCGGTTTGGGAACCTCAAGTCGCTTCACAGCCGTCATGTCGCCCATCATCAGGGCTATCACGTCTGTGATGTTCGCCAGGATAGGATCCGGGATGGGTGTTCCACCCGGAGCTCGGATTCCTGAGACCCGCTTCCCCTGGTTCTTCGTCCGGAAGACACGTGTCGCGCCCCGGAACTCACCGTACAACGTGGCGTCCGTCTCCCCTGTCAGCTTCTTCGGTAGTTGCTGGCCAGGTAAATCGGGCACCTCGTATTGGACCTTGATCTCGTTCCCCTTGTCGTCGAAACCCACCGACTCCTCGAGGATGGTCACTCGTGAGGTCATCACGAGATGTGCGTCCAACGACAGGAACAACTTCATGGCCTGCTGTCCCTTCTCGCTGATGTAGCTGTAGACCCGTCTGGGATCCTTCCCTTTCTCCATCCCCCAGACGTCCTTCCAGCCCATGATCTTCATTCCGGCCTGCATCCACAGCTCGCCACACCCGGGTCCGAGGCTGTCGATGAACACCGTCTCGAAGATCTCACCGTCCAGCTCCACGCGGCCAGGTGTCTTCCGGAGCGTGGCGATCAGCTGGACCATCTCATCCCAGCTCCGGACCCTCACAGCTGGTAGGTCTAGGTCTGACAGTGTCATCAGGCCGCCGGTGCTTCCTGCCTCCGTACTTATCACCAGAGGTTTGGGACACGTCCGTGCAAGATGTGTCTTCCCCCAGCGCGGAGGTGCGTACACGAGGATCGTCGCCCTTGGCGCCTTGAGACTGCTCGTGCGCAGGAGTTCGAATGGCATTACGCTATATCCCCTCTCTTCCCCGTGACCGCGAAGCTGATCCGCCCACCGACCGTGGTGAGGTGGACCATGTCTGTCCACGGAATCCAGACGTGCGTGCCGGGCTTACGCTGTGCCACCTCGAGGATCACCCCGAGGTCGCTGTAGCGGAGGCGGACACGAGCTACCTCGTGTCCGTCCTCGTACAGTGTGAGGGCCTCGCCCGGCTTAATTTGCGGGGTCGCCATCTTCCTTGTCCGCCTCGGCCACGAGCTCGCCGAGATCCTCGAGGGCGTTCTCGATGCCCACGAGGTCGTCATCCGTCAGCGTCGTGTTCTCCGGAACCACGCTGTCGATCAGCTTGCCCACTTCTTCCTTCAACTCGTCTCTGAACATGTTGTCCTCCAATACGGCCAGGATGCTGTGCTCGGGAAGGAGCCACAGATCGAGGCCGTGTAGCGTGAATGGCCGCCCTGACAGTTTCTCGATTACCACCTTGCAGCCGCTAAGAAGTGGTTCACCGCCCCAGTAGTCCCAGTATCCGCCGGGCTCATGGAGATGGACGTAGCCCCAGACTGACAGTTCCTCGTAGTGCGGAGGGAGCACGATCAGGCCACTGGGCGTTCTGTCTACGATTGGGTCACGAGTGATGAGCACGTGACCCGGGAGAATCTGGATGGAAAGGTTACCCCCCACCAACGGCCTCCTTCTTCTGGGTGAGGATCGAGGGATCGTCTACGTAGTCCCTCTTACGGGGGATGTAGGCCATCCGCCGGATCGGGTTGTCCTTGAGGCACAGGTCCCGGAAGTAGCAGGTGCCGTAGGAGAAGCACTCGTTCGTGTTCTTGTAGAACACCTGCTTCCAGTCCTCACCCTCCTTCACCCGTCGGTGTCGCCACCGAATTTCCCGGGCGATCTCCACGAACTCCCGCTCAAACTCCTCCAGCTCCTCGTCCGTCCGGATGAAACGTTCGCGGTGGAACTGAGGCACCTGGGTTTTGACGAGGACGTTCACGATCACGCCGGCCACTCGGACCGGACGTCCACTCTCCTGTGTCAGCTTCTTCGTGATGGCGTACGTGTAGGCCGTCATCTGGAGGTCCATCTCGTACTTAAGCATGTCCCTGGGATCCAGCCTCGCCGCGGTCTTGTGGTCCACGATCCAGAGCATCTTGTCCTGGAGTGCGAGCTCGTCCGTTCGGAACACGAGGAACACGTTTGTCCCTGTCCCGATCTCCACGCGCCCCGCTACCTCGAGACCGATCGGCTTCCACGGATTGTAGTCACTCTTGTAGTGTTCGTAGTACGCTGGGAGCATCTTCTCCATCAGCTCGATGTGCTCGTTGACGATGCCCTCGTCTCCGGGGAACTTCCCTTCGGGCATCTGCTTCCGGAACGTCGCGATGCCGTGTGAGAGGGCGTCGTTCATGTCCATCTTCCCTGAGGCCACCTCCGCTAGGGCCGCGTGGACCGCGGTTCCGAAGCTGAGAGCGTACGTGGGCCTGTCCGGCTGTAGATGCTCGTGGTAGAACCACCCGTACTTCCGGTGGCACCGGAGGAAGGTCTGAACCCGAGATTGGTTCAGGTTGATCACTTGGTCGTCGACCTCAAGGTCTAGGAATGACATTCGTGTCCCTCTTATCTGAATACCCTTCTTCACACCACATCGCGATCAACCAGCGGATCGCAGATGTCGGTGTAGCTGGTGGTTCACACGACTCACACCTCGCAAGAAACTCCTTGTACTCCTCCGGTGTGAGACGAAGGGTAAGGTGGACAGAGTGTCGTCGGTTCTCACTCATTCTTCTCCTGGAGGAAAGATTCCGACGGTTCGATGATCAGCTGTAGGACCCTGGAGCCCTCCGTCTTCAGGTAGAACGCCTCCACGATCTTCACCCGTACCGGTGTCCCGAGGTCCGCTAGCTGGGCTGCCCGCATTCCCGCCTTCGGGCTCCAGCGGTAGGTCACTTTGCCTTTCGGCATGCTCGGCATCTATTCGTCTCCTTGCGTATGCGTGTGGGTCACGGAGGATCTCCTCGATCTCCTTGTCCCCGGTAAGCCACTGCATTGCTCGGGTCATCGAGGTCCCCCTGATACGCATGTGGCCGTCGAGGAGGATGAAGCTGGCACTCGTGGGGCCCAGGTTCCCGTCTCGTCTCAGCTCCATGTAACAGCGGAGCATGTCCCCTTGCCTCCAGAACTTTATCGATCCCCCCTCGTGTAGGGTGAAACGACGCTCTTCGTGAGGGAAGGGGATCTTTACTGGCATCGGCTCGGATACGGGTGCCTGTTGCATCCGTCCGATCACGATAGCGATGATGTGGGCCTGGTCCGGGTTGTTGAGCACGTCCTCCGACAGGAGGAACTGCTCCACCTCCTGTCGGAAAGGGAAGGAGGTGAAGCGTTCCCGCATCATTTGGAGGTGCTCGTCGACCTCGCTCTGGGCCCACGTGAGAGGGATCCCGGATACCTGGACCAGGCGGAACTCGCTCCGGCCAGGGCCCGGCATCGCTTGAAGGGCGTAGACAGGGATGTCGTCTACCATCCGGAAGTAGGTGAGAGCACGTTCCGGATGTTCACGCCACAGTTCATGGCGCTCGGTGATCGCACCCTGCATCTCCTCCCATTCCCACCACGTCAGCTCCATCGCTACATCGGCCTTTCGGGCATCTCGATTCCCATGTCCACGACCTGCTTCGCAGCTCGAAGCTCGGCCATCTGAATGATACCGCGGGCCAGGCGTTCGACGTGCTCCCAGTTGAGCTTGGTGCCGTAGCGGTCGCTCAGCGTGATGTAACGGCGGAGGGTGCTGTGTGGAGTGGTGAACCGGAGCACCTCGATCGGTTGGCCTGGGAGCGTGGCCTCACGTAGTTGCAGTCTCCGTTCGTAGATGTCGAGGAGCGCGTATGCGTAGGCATGGACGCTGAGGTCGAACTCCTTGAGGAGGTTCAAGACGTCCGTCTCGTTGTCCTCATCTGCTTGATGGTCCTCCCAGACCATGATCTGGATCGGCACCTCGATGTGCTTGTGGACTGTGGCCACCTTGTTCAGGTTCGGGATTCCATACAGCGCTGTCGGAGATTGGTCAATAACGCACTCTTCGAACGTGCGGAGGTGGGCGAGGACGATTTCAACTACGGACTTGCGCATGTCCCGGTCTGTGAGGATCCAGACATCCACGTCCCGGAAGTCCGTTGTGATCGCCGCAGAGCCTGCAATGTAGGTGCGGACGTGGAGGTAGGAGGGGATTAGATCCTTGATGTGGGGGAAGATGTGTGCACGCTGCTCGTGATTCATGGGCTACTCCAGTGTGATGATGGTTAGGGGATCGATCGTGTGGTTGAGCTCGAAGGCCTCGGCCCGCTCCACACAGGTGCCACACTTGCCACAGGGGAGCAGGGTCCCCTCGTAACAGGTCCATGTAAGCTCGTAGGGGACGTTCCGGTACAGGCCCTCCTCCAGGATTTGGGCCTTCGTTACGTCGATGTACGGGGTGTAGATGCTGACCTTGTGTTCGTCGCAGAGGCGGATGGCCTCACCCATGGCAGTCACGAATTCCGGACGGCAGTCTGGGTAGATCGCGTGGTCCCCTGCGTGCGCGGCGTAGGCAACGAAGTCGGAGTGGGTGGCGATGGCAAACGCTGTTGCGATGGAGAGCATGACCATGTTCCGGTTTGGCACCACAGTGACTTTCATGCTTTCGTCCGTGTAGTGACCGTGTGGAACCGGCACTCCACTCGTTTGAGAGGAGCCGAACATAAACTCTCGGCCGACCTGGCGAAGGTTGACGATGTGATGGGGGGTGTGGTAGTACTTGGCGATAGCGTGGGCCGCGTGGAGTTCCTTGCTGTGCCGTTGTCCGTAGTCGAACGAGATGGCGTGGTGTCGGCCATCGGGAAATGCGTTGAGTGTGTGTGCTAGGAGGGTGGAGCTGTCCATTCCACCCGAGAGGAGAACGATTCCGTTCATCGGCTGTCCTTTGGGCCCTGCGGGCCCGGCATGCTTTTGTTGCACATTGAAGTCCACTTAGCGGCCCAACGAATGGGGGAGTGTGCTGTCCTCCCCCACTTGTTGGCGCGAAGCGCCTTACGCCGGCTGCTGCGTGGCCTCGGGGCCGCCGTCTGCCGTGATCCCGAGGGCCTTCGCCTTCGCGAGGATCGCCTTCTCTGCGGCCTGCCGCTTGAGGCGGTAATCCTTCATGCGGGCCTTCACCTCGGGCTTCTGCATGTAGGCCTTGCGGGTCTCCTTGAACTTCTCGGGGTTCTTCTCCCGGTACTGCTTGCTGTAGGCCAGCCGCTTCTCCTTCGCCTCGGGAGAAGCGTTGTACTCCTTCTGCTTCTCCTGACGCTTGGCCCGCTGCTCCTGGATCTTGGCGAACTCCGCCTTGAGCTGCTCGGGGGTGAGGGACTCAACCTGTGCCGTGACTTCGTCTAGAATTCCCATGTGTCTGTCGCTCCTTGGGCCGTTGGCCCGTATTGCTGGGTTAGTGTTGCCCTTACATGGCCTGCGGCCAACGTGTCTGGCCACAGGCCACCTTCATGAACTAGGGATAGTATATGGCACCCCTCGTTGGAAATCAACGTCGAACTGCCTGTCTCTACCCACGTAGTCCCGGTGTGTAGGGCTGCTTCTATCATTGTATCCATTATATCACACAACGATCAAAAAAGCAACCCGGTTTGATCACGTTTTCCTCGCTGTTAGGGTTCCTACTCGCCCTTCTCGACCTTGAAGGATTCCCAGGCGTGGATCTCCTTCTTCCCGATCAGGTTGATCGGCTGGTCCTCGACCGTGGGGCCTCCACCCGCGATGCCGGCGATCAGGCCGCTGTTCGTCCGGAGCGCGATCTTGTCGCCGATCTGGACGCAGGTCTGTGCGATGGTGTCGTCGATCATCGCTTGGACCTGGGACTCGGTGAGCCCTCCACCCTGCGGACGGGTGGGTGTTCCGGGCGAGGTGCCTCCACCCGTTCCGGTGCCAGGGACGTTGGGGCCGACGACCGGGGTGTACTCGTTCCCTGCCACCCAGTACCAGGCCCAGATGAGCCCGGAGCTCTGCTGCGAGGTGAGCTTCCTGAAGTCCTGGTCGGCGTTGTGCGCCCTGGAGTAGGTCTGCTTCGCGTCATCCAGGTACTGGATGCAGCGAGTGTAGTAGCCCAGCTCGTCGGGTGTGCTGGTGGGTAGGAAGATCCGGCCCTTCGGCGCTCCGCTGAACTGCTGCGTGATGGCGAAGTAGGGCATGGAGGCGTTGGGCTTGATGTTCGGCCCGTAGCCGGGTGGGAGGCCGCATGCTGTCATAATGGCTTCCCAGTCGTGGGCCGGCGCGCCGATGTAGCGGCCGATCCCTTCGTAGAACCAGGCCTTGGCCTCCTCCTCGTTCTGGGGGCACCGTGTGAGGTCAAAAGACATCTTTCTGCTCCTGGGGGCTGCGCCCCCCTGGGGGAATGATTAGAATGCCTACTGGTTCCCCCGTCAGTAGACATGCGTCACGCGCAAGCGTGAGTTCGTGGAGGACGCAGAGGAATGTGGCTGCGTCCTCGGTGTAGCCGGCACACTCGTGGTCGAGCATCCGGATGAATACGCTGAGGTCCTGGAGAGTCACCCGAGCTTCTCGTCCGCGAGAGGGGGCTCGGGGTAAGGGGGCACGGCTCCCAGCGCCTCGCCGGCGTAGCGGCTGATGAGCTCGAGCCGGGTCTCCCGGCCGTCCGGATGGCCCTTGTACGCGATCTCGAGGATGCGGCGGAGGGCCTCACGGTACTGGCCTTCGAGGATCTGAGGTTCGTTGTGCATGTTAGGTGCTCCTTCTCTCATCGTGTGGGGCGTGCGGCAGTTTGCTACACGCGCGACAGAGGTTGAACTTCACGTGACGGAGGCCGGGGAACGTGACGGTGCGGATACGTTCTATGTGGGTCTGCGCGATACCGTTCACGTGGGAGGTGATCTCTGTGTCCACGAGGCTGGTCTCCGGCTCCTGGATCCATGAGTGGATAGTGGGCGAGCGGAAGATGTGGCCGCAGCTGGGGCACTTGACCCTGCGATAGCCGTGGTGTTGACGCTTGCCGGTGGACATGTTAGCTCCAGATCCGGAGGAGAGCTTCCACCTTGGACTCGATCCGGTCCAGGCGCTCCTCGATGCGGGTGAGGATCCCAGGTCCCACGGACGGGACAGGAACGGGCGCCTTGGTGAGGGGTACCCTGGGCGCGCCGCCGTTGCTGAAGGAGAAGCGTGTGGAGTTGGGCTTCCCGTTGGCCTTGATGTACTCCGCCAGCTGCTTGGAGTCGATCAAGGGGAAGTGCTTCCGCTTCTTGGGATCGCGGGGCTTCACGTCGACGAGGAGGCCTGCCTTGATCATGGTGTGGACGCGGGTACGGGTGATGCCCAATTTCTCTGCCACTTGGACTGGGTTAAGGTGCATTGTCTGCTCTCCTGTTGGGATGCCGTTACCCCCCACCAAGACATTTTGGTGGGGGGTACGTGCGTCATTCACTGTCGTCGTCTTCCCGGGTGGCTTCGTCGAACTCCTCGGGGCTGAGGCCCGTCTGGATGAACCCACGCTCGTTGGCGTCCAGGAAGGGGAACGCGTGCTGGATCAGGCGGCGTTGTTGCTGCCAGTAGTACCAGCCCTGGTTGACCACCTCGAAGTCGACCGCGACCTCGATGCTACGGTCCTTTTGGCGGATGCGAGTGACACCGGGCCGGATGGGCTCGATGGTGTACATCAGCCCGATGGCGTTGTAGCGGGTGATCGTGTAGCTCACTTGACAACCTCGATCGTGATCCTGATCTCCTTGGCGTCCGCGAGGCCGGAGGTGCGGTTGAGGTAGATCGAGCTGACGAGGTTGTTGGGCCCACCGTCGCCGTTGAAGCGGACGGAGTGCTTGTGTTCGGAGAAACGGATGAGGATCTGCTGTTTTTCCATTGTCTGGACTCCTTGGTTAACGGCCTGCGTTGCGATCGAGGGTAGAACGGTGAAGCTTGTGAACACGCCAGCCCTTCGGGCGGAGGCAGTTCACACAGATATCACGCTTGTCGTAGAAGCAGGACGTACCCGGCTTCTCGCAGTAGGCTGGGCCTTTGGCCTGTGGATGCTTCGGAACGGATTTGTCACTCATTCACATTCCCTGCAGACTCGGATGTCGTCGTCGGAGAAGGGTTTACGGATGATACGGAGGTCGCGGGCTGCGAAGATGGTGTAGCATCGGTCGCAGACGCCGTAGACGGTGTCGAGGGTGCCACCACCGAACCATCTGCCGGGGCGTGGTGCACCCCAGCGAGGTGGAAGGTCACACACTTCGATGAGCTCCTCCGAGGTGAGCGTGGGGTACTTACGCCAGAGCTCGTAGGCCGCGCGATACAGCTCCAGGTGCTGTGCGTGCGGTAGTGGGTCGCGGTGGTCACTCACGAGTTCTGTTCCAGCCAGTCGACGAAGAGGGCGATGAGCTCGCCGTACACGTCTCCGGATTCGTCCTCGAGGATGGACTCCTTGAGCCACGATGAGTCCTTCGTGAGGAGCTCGGCGAAGAAGTCCTCGACCTGGGGAACGAGGACGTTGAGGAACTCCGTTTGGATGGAGGGTTCCTCCACGTTAACCTCGCTGGGCCGAAGGCCCATTGTGGAACACTCCGGGGATCAAGGCTACTGCCTGGTGCAGGGCGTGTGGGTACGAGTGGGCGTCGATCCGGATGGCTGAGACACCCTTGATGAGGGTGAACCAGGGTGAACGGCTGTCGAGGATGTAGCCGTGCCGGAAGAGGACGAACTCGTTGTGAAGGGTCTCCGTGATCAGGTCTTCCATTATCTGGACTCCAGGGAAGTAGGACTGTGGACGTTGGCACGGTGTGTGTTGGTCACAATCCTCATTATGATAACATTATATCACAGGTAGAATCAAAAAGCAACCCTGTTTGGGTCGGATATCCGCACCGTTCGGTTGGTGGGGGGTCCTGTACACCGTTTGTTGTGTTGGCCGCGAAGCGGCGGGGGGTCCGCATACAGGTTCTGTGAAGGGGACCCCCCACCAACGCGGGCAGGTGTTACTTGGACCTGTACTGAGCGTTGATGGCAGCATGCCATCGTTCGCCGACGTCGGCGGGTGGAAGGGGTGGGAGATCTGCCTTTCGTCGGGCTTCCTCCCACTTCTTCACTTGGGCCGGCTCGTGTGTTAAAACCCACGTGTAGTAGCCAGGTTCCCAGACGCGAGGACGCTTCGGGCGGCGGAGCCAAGTGGCGAGTTCAGGGGTCATGCTACTTCTCCTCGGGCTTGAAGTTGTAGGGTTCGTCGTCCATGGGTGTGCCGATCTGGATGGGTGGGGTTTGCACGAGCGCCGAGGACCCCCCACCAAGATGTTTCGCCTTGTACTCATCGAGGAAGTCGAGTGAGGGAGCCGTGAGTTCTTCCTGGACGTTCAGCTTGGCGCGAAGTTCCTCGAGCTCCACCTTCATCGCGAGTACCTGTTTGGCAGCTTCACGCCGCCGGGCGTATGCGGCCTTCGAGTACTCCTTCTGCTTGTCCTTTGTCTGGGCTCGATGCCATTTGTGGTACTCAGGTGAACCAGCAGGAAAGCCGGACTTGTTTGCTGGACGTTTGCCTCGTGGAGTAGGCTTGCTGATGAGCTTAGTGTTGTCGAAGGATTCATTCGTCCAGTGCTTGTCTGCCCAGACAGGGTACTGCTCGTTCGGGTCCCAAAAACCGTGAGCTGCCTCAGCGATGACGTGGAGTAGGGGAATCGTGGAGCCGTTATCGAGGACGACGAGACGTGAGTTGACCCAGGAGATACGAGGAGAGAGTGGGTCTAGGACCTTGCGGTTGCCGATGAGCTCTAGGACCCTTTCGTCTGTGATAGGAATACGGGGTGGCGCGGCCATTGCGGATCCTTTCCGGGGCGGGGCCCCATCTGCGATCTTATATAGGGATTATAACCCGGGGCTCATGTGGAAGTCAACTGCAATTTCAAGTGGGGACGGGTTGGAGTACAGGGAGGTCCCACGCTACAACACTGTCCGTTGTAAGTGGTTGAAAACAAAGGAGTTCCGATGGGTTGTGGACCTGATTGCCTGAGGGCTTATAAAAGTAAAGGATCCCACCCTCGAACCCATTGGACCTATATATATATATAGGATGTTGAGTTGTACCCATTATATATATAGAGGCAAGTCGGCATCTGAAGAACACATCGTAAGTCCTTTAGATTCAACAAGTTACAACGGAGAGTGTTGGAAAGTGGGAAACATCCACACTACAACACAGTTCGTAATTTGGATGGGTGGATGGGCAACCCCGACGGGGGGCAATGACTCCGCCGTCGGCCATCGGGCGACATTTCTACTTCGTCGTCACTCAAATCAGGGACCTCGGATCGAGGAACGCCTGCGCCGGTGGGTGGGGTCGGGAAAAGAGTTACTCGGGCTAGGCCTGCGGCCTGAAGAGCCTCGTGTCTCCTGCCTGCCCGAAGGGCATAGCCTTCCAAAAAAAAGCGGAGACTCTAGATGAGTCTCCGCTGAAACGCTCAGAAGCTACTTGCCGTTCTTGAGCTTCTTCGCCACCAGCTCCTTGACCTTCGCCTCGAGCTGCTTGAACTCCGCCGTGCCCTTCAGCACTTCCTGGTACGCCTGAACGCGCATGTTCCGCCCCTTGCGGTACTCGCGATTCTTCGTTCCCTGTACCAGATCCACCGCAGCCTGCTCTTCGCCAACCGCTGCGATCGCCTCGAGCAACGCCTTGTTCTTGATGTCAGCCATCTGTCACGCTCCTGTTTTAGTGAGAGAAGTTTATCCTCTCTCTTCCATTACACAAACACCACATACTACAACTATTTCACCCCCTGTCGTCCGCTCGCGACGATGCAGATCAGCCAGATGATCGCGATTACGACCGTGATGCTGGAGAAAGGACCCTCTCCCCAGCCCACTACTTCGTCCTCGACATCCGGAACGTGGTCTTGATCGTCTCCGTCACGCAGACTGCCGAGATCCGATGCGGATCGACCGTGAGACCCTGAGCGAAGATGGCCTCGATCCTCTCCGTTGTCATGTCGCCGTCGCTGAAGAAGTGGATCTGGACCGTCTTGTCGACGATCTCGTCCGTTGAGACGAGTGAGTCCGGAATGACTGTCGCCTCACGCCAATCCGGGTTGTTCACGCCGTTCTTGTTTGCCATTAGAATCTCCTCGCTGCTGCGATTGTTGCCGTTGCCGTCCTCTCAGGCGACCACTTCGCCTGATAAGCCTTCTGAAAGTCGAAGTCCTGAAATGCCTCTGAGTCTAGACCGGTCTTCTTGATGAGTAGAGCCTCGACGCACTGCTTCCAGAGAGCGTACTCCATCCGCTTGTTCGCCACTAGTAGCACTCCGGAGTGTCGAGCATGACCGAGTAGCCCGTGACCGTGATGTCGATGCTCGCGAGCTTGACGATCAAGTTCGCGATCCACGGCAACGCTAGTGCCGCCGACTCGAAGTTCCGCGTAATCGTCCCGTCGTCCTTCAGAAAGACTCTAGCTTCGTATAGTTCGTACATATCTATCCTCCTTCACAAATAACCACATACTATCACAATTTAACCCCAAAGTCGAGAGTGGGGTGATAGGGCCAAGGGTTAAGGGGGACGTCCGTTCGAGTTACCACAACCTTCCAAAAAAATAGACACATTTCTGTGTCTATTTTTCCCCCTAACCTACAAATCAATCTCTTTCTTCCTCACCTCCCAAAACTCAACAACCTCGCTCATCAAATAATACTTCTCCTTTCCATCCTTCCCAACCACCACAACCTGCAAATACTTCCCATTCCTCCTAACAAACATCTCAACACTCTTCTCCACAAACCCTTCTTCAACCCAATTCTTCTTTTCCATCTCTAACCTCCAATTAACTAAAACATAACTACCACATATACATATATTTCCAGTACCACAGTCTTTCACGTATCGCTATCTCTACATACAAACATAAACCTACCCCATACCCCCAGACCAGATGCTTCCAGCATCTGGTTTACCCCCTCTCCCATTTCGGTGGGGATTTCACACATGGCTCTCTAAGTCAGTGTCCTCAATCACACACTCAGGGTGTAATCCGACCTACGGACGAGGTATAATCCCATAATCCCTAAGGCGCTTCGCGCCAGCTCAACCTGGATCGGTGTACCCCCCACCAAGTTTGGGGTATCTCTATGACGAACCAGTCTCCAGTCCCGGTGTACGGCGAGTACGTTCCGGCCGGTTGGCACATCTTGATGGCCACAATCTGCGATGTGCCCGGCGCTACGGTGCCAGAACTCGCCCAAACGGTGGGAGTTTCGCCCGCTACAATCCGCACCTGGCGCAAAAAGCCCGAGTTTCAGCGCTTTCAGGCCTGGTACATCCAGACGTTCTACTCCCAACAGGCGCTTCCCAGCCAACTTCCGCCTGGCGGCGCGGTCCGGGAAAGGCGTCAGTTCAAGGAAGAGCTGTCGGATTTCGCGATCGACATGTTCGACCGGCTCCAAGACATCGTCGAGAACACGACGGACGAGAAACTCCTGACCCAGATTGCGCATGATGCGCTCGATCGGGCGGGATACGTGGCGACCCGCAAAGTGGAAACGCGGGCCCAGGTCATGATGCTCACGCCGGAGCTCCTTGACATGCTCAACAAGCGGGCTCTCGAGGCCGGGGAACAGCCTATTTTGGTGGGGGGTAACTCTTCCCCTAACATTTTGGTGGGGGGTATACCTTCCGAGGCTGTTTCCCTCGTAGAAAAGCCCTGATGGACATCCTCTCCCGTCAAGAGCAACTCGACCGCCTCGTCGGCGTGGGCCAGGCACCCACGGAACCCTTGACGATGCACTCAGAGTCGAGGGTCGACGAGATCTACGAGACCACTCGGCGGCGTGCCCAGGACTCCCTCTACTTCTTCACCACGGCGGTGCTTGGCTGGAACAAGCTGGAGCCCCAGCCCCACCTCGAGATGTGTCAGTTCATCCAGCGGGTGCCTCCCAAGTGGCCAGAGGCCAAGAGGCGGAAGCTGCTCCTCGTTCCTCGTGACTGCTACAAGAGCACCGTGGCGTCGAAGAGCTTCCCCCTCTGGATCCAGATCCAAGACGAGTTTTGCGGCATTCCGGGACCCGAGCACAGGATCCTTCTCTACAGCTTCGCAGCAGATAATGCGGTGAAGCAGATCCGCTCGATCAAGCAGCAGGTGGAGCGCAACGAAAACTTGCGCTGGCTCTTCCCCTCGATCATTCCCGATATCACTCGGACCAAGTGGAGCGACACCAACCTCCTCTTCCCGAGGGAAGGGATGTACGGAGAGGACAGTATCGAGGCGGCCGGGATCACCACACATATCGTCAGCCGTCACTACACGATCCAGATTGGCGATGACTCGGAGGACAAGCAAAGCTCGGAGCAACCCGCTGTCCGGGAGAAGGTGAAGACCTTCTACAAGACCGCGGAGGCCCTCTTCGTAGAGGAGAACACGGGCTACGAGCTGATGGTGGGCACGCGGTGGGGGGTAGATGATCTGTATTCCGAGATCATGACAAATCAGTATCGGGATACAGACATCATGGTGCGTCCGTTGTACTGGACCCGGCAGATGTTGGAGCAGGACTTCAAGAACGCGGAGGAGGAAGCCCGTCCTCCAACGTATAATATGGACCCGGAGGTCTTCGCTCCGGACAGCGAACACACGTACTACTACTTCCCTCGTCACTTTCCCCCCGATACCTGTCAGCGGATTGAGGCAAAGCAGGGCTCCTTCATGTTCAGCATGCTGTACATGAACGACCCAAAGGACCCTAAGAACGCCGAGTTCAACCTGAACGACGTGTTATGGTTCACCTTCGACCAAGAGGGCCATATCGTGTTGGACAGGGAAGATGGCACACGCGAAATAGTGGACATGGATGGTCTCAAGCGCGTCATCTTCTGGGATCCGGCGAATCGCAGTGAGGACATCCGCAAGCACAGTCGCAACGCCATCGCCGTGGTGGGAAAGGATCGGAAGGGCCGCATCTTCGTGCTGGACACGTTCGCTCTGCACAAGAAGCCCGAGCTCTGCGTGACCAAGTTTATCGGTATGCATCAGCGGTGGCGCTGCCACAAGGCCGCGGTGGAAGATGTGGGCTTCATGCGCCTCCTCAAGTTCCCGATCTACCATGCGATGCGGGAACTGGGGTACCACTTCCCGGTGCAGGAGCAAAGTCCCGTCGGGGACAAGGACAATCGGATCCGCACGCTCATCCCCTTCTGCGAAAGTCGTTTCCTCTGTGTGCGCAGGGGCCTCACGGACCTGCGGGAAGAGATGAAAGGGTTTCCAATGATGCCCCTGAATGACCTCGTGGACAGTGTTGCCGCGTGCATCGAGCTCCTCGGCAACACGCGGGACGCACGGGACACTGGGGCCTCGCGGCGAGACCAGTTGAACGAGCGAGCCCGCGCGGCCACTCGGAACAGCACGACGGGCTACTAACATGTTGGTGGGGGGTATTGTTTTCGCACTTACAATGGCGTTCATCATCCACTGCCCGATCTTCAAGCCGTGGTTCGGCTTCCGCCGTCCACCTGGGCACAGGGGTCGGTGGTTCCAGTGACAATTCTCGAAGTTGCTGTCCTCCTCATCGTCATCACGTTCGTCTTCCTCTTCCTAGGCGCGTTGTACATGATCAAGAGCAAGGGGCGCAACGGCCGCGATCGCTAGTTGGTGGGGGGTATTGTTTCCATGGCTAAGAAAAAGTGGGCAGACGTCAGGGACAAGGTCCTCGGCGCGAAAGGGGAGAAGAAGGATGAAGAAGATGAAGCCGTCGAAGTCAGCACCAAAGGGAAACCCAAAAAAGCAACGGCGAGGCGCAGCGTCGTCCGGGAAGAAAGGGAGCAAGTAAAGAAGGTCCCGGCCGCCGTCCGCAACGCCCGGCCGGCGCTAGGCAAGCAGAGCACTTCGCGGGCGTGGACTTACCATGATTGAACCACTTCCTCTCGTTCTCGAGCCCGCGCAAGAAGACGCACTGCGTGTCCGCGTGCGGGAGGAGCTGTCTTCCGCGACGGAGACTCACGCGAAGCGTGAAGAACGCTTCGCGAATTTCCTCCGTGCGTACAAGTTCAGGCCCAAGACCGAGAAGAAGGACTTCCCGTGGCCTGGTGCCAGCAACGTCGTAGTACCCCTCGTCAAGATCACGATCGACGCGGTTGTCGCGAGGCTGCAGAAAGCGATCATGGGCACCCCGGACCTGGTGGAGGTCACCATCAAAGCGGCCCAGTGGGAGCCCATGGAAAGGGACATACGGGATTGGCTAACATGGTTCGTGGAGAACGGTGGCCTGAAGTCCGGCCTGCGCACGATCGCTTTCGACATGGGCCTGTGTGGCGACAGCTTTGTCCTTCCTCGGTGGATCAAGAGGGAGCGGGACAGCCATATGTACGATCCGAGTGGGAACATCGTGACGGTTCCCATAGTGGAGTACGAAGGTGTATTCTGGCATGTAGCCTCTCCCTCGGATGTGCTCTATCCCAATGGATTTGACGAGTGGGGCCAGCTTCCCTGGAAGGCGATCAAGCATCGATACACCTGGGCCGAGTTGAAGCGGAAGGAGGCGAAGGGCGACTTCGAGGACGTAGGGCGGATTCGCAGCACCTCCAAGGAGCGTAGCGACCCGGCTTGGCGGGCCAGAGCGGAGAACAGCGAGACCACCGGGACTACCTCCACCCTGTACGAGCTGTACGAGATCCATGGCTTGTGGGAGATCCCTCCGGCCGAGGATGCAGGGGACGAGGCGGAGCCAGTGTTCGAGGAGTTGATCCTCACCTACAGCCTGGACGGGGATTGCTTCCTCAGCATGGTCTACAACCCCTTCTTCGGGAAGGCCCACCACATCGTGAAAGTGCCCTTCCTCAACCAGGCCCACGAAGTGCAGGGACAGAGTGTCGCGGAGCAGTGCCTCCCCTTCCAAGACGAGGCCAGCACTGCGCACAACCAGAAGATCGACGCCGCCACCGCGGCCAACGCAGGGATCGTGGTGGTTAGCGAGGAGTCGACACTCGGACCCCAGCAGGAGATCTATCCGGGCGCCCGTATCGTGACGCCCAACCCGGACAAGGACGTCCGCATCCTCCACATGAGCGAGCCCGGTCCCGCGATCCAACGCGTGGAGGACCAGGCGGCCTTCCTCGCGGAGAAGTCTAGTGGGATGTCCTCCTACAACCTCGGCATGGAATCCAGCATTGTCGGATCTCGAGCAACTGCTACTGGAACAACTGCTCTTATCTCCGAAGGTAACATCCGACAGTGGGTATCAATCGATGATATGCGAGATGCTCTTGCGGAGCTCTTGTATCTTACAATCCAGCTCGAGCAGCAATATCGCCCCGAGGGGCACGAGTACGTTCCCGGGAAACGGATTGTGTTCCCTCAGGGAGACGTGCGGTCTTCTCTTGGACTTCGTTTGAAGGTCACCAGCGAGCAGGTGAATCGGGAGTTGGAGCTCCAGAACCTGCAGATGTTGATGACCGTGCTCAACGACTACTACATGCGCCTCTCGCAGGCCGCGATGATGATGTTCAACCCGCAAGTGCCTCCACAGGCCAAGCAGACCAGCTTCATGATCATGATGGCCTCTCAGGACCTGATCCGCAGGTACGTGGAGCGCTTCGACGTGGAGAACGTCGAAACCATAGTGCCAAACATCCAGACAATTTTGCAGGGAGTTGCAGGTGCCCCACCCCCAGAGCTTGGCGGCGTTCCAGGAGCTCCCCCCGCGGGCCCACAGATGGGTCCTGGAATGGCTCCAGGAGGAGGAGCAGGCATGCTACCGCCGAATGCGGCTGGCGGACTCCCCGGAGGAGCTCCGGCAGGAGCAGGGGGCATGCCGCCTGTTATGTAAGTTACACGCAGACCTGAGAAGGTCGTTAGAAGCAGTGGCGCGACGCGCCCAGGAGAGTATCGATGCCTAAGGTTGACGAGAACGGGATCATTACGGAGGGGCGATTCCAGGGGTACCGTGCCGTAGACGTGCTCGAGTTCGCGGAGTCGGTGGAAACAAACTCCGCGGGCGGGGAAGGCACGCCTCCAGGAGGTACAGCGCCCAGGCCCCCTCTGGATCCGAGTGCAAAGCTCAACGCAGACTCCACTGGTCGGGTGGACAGGACAATGATGCTCCTGGCAAGCCAGCAGGAGAAAGCGGACGAGGATGCATTCGCCGCGACGGTGTCGGATTACGATCGGCCGGTTCCCGGACTCGTGCCCGAGAAGACCTACAGGCAGGTAATCGCGGAGACCAAGGCGGGGATGAGCATCGAGCAGCGGATCCAACAGGGATTCCACCGGCGGGTGTACATTCTGGTGAAAACTCAGCAGGACCCGGACGCAATGGCCCGAGTGGTCAGGCGGGACCCTGAGCCTACACCCGCAGAAGAGGAAGAGGCTGCAGAGGAACCTACTCCCTCCCCTCGTAACGAGGTCCCCGATCTTCCGCCCGAGCCGAAACCTGCGGCAAAAGCGGCCCCTCCCAAGAAGGCCTCTGGACCTGCGGCCCCGACCCCGGGGGCTCGGGCGGAACCCAAGGCGTCGGCCAAGCCGACCCTGCAGCTCAACGACAAGATCCGCCGTTTCACGAAGAAGATGGGCCTCAACGAGGGCGAGTACCTGTTGGAGCTCCAACGCCGTGGCTTTACCCAGGCGGATGTGGACAGATATAGCACTGGTGTTGGTCCCACGAGGCCCGCTGGTAGAAAGAGTGTGTTTGACTATGTCGATGAATGACAGGCTTTTCGTACCCAAGCCCGAGGCCGGCTGGCGCTATCGGTGGGTGAACACCCGGGACCACGTAGTTCGTGAAAGGTTGTCGCAGGGGTTCGAATTCGTCACGGACCCCGAATCACCCTTGCCCCCAGGGACCGCGGTGGCCCTAGGGCAACAGACAGGATCTCCTGCAGCGGGCGGGAGTATCACGCGTGGGGACGTCGTCCTCATGCGGATGCGTAATGAGGCCTTCGAGGAGAGAATCGCAGCCCCGAAGCGCGAAGCACGAGAGCGGCAGAAAGCCTCCTTCGACACCATGGTCGCGCAGTCAAACGAGAATGCGCAGCGGCTCATGCGGGCCGCAGGCCTGAAGGGTGTACCCAAGCAAGTGGTTTACGAGACCTCGAGCGAAGCCTCGTTCGAGGAAGACTCGAAGAAGTGAGCCTTCGGCCAACGTAAGTTGGTGGGGGGTATCTCTTCCAGATTAAGGAGGGCTGAATGCCAACGCAAGCGAAGTTTGAGTTCCGCTCTGTGCGGACCATCTTCGGGACACCGATACCCAAGCAGCACTTTCCCGAGGGTGCAACGGAGACGTTCAAGAAGGGCGCTGTCTGTTTCGTAGGAACAGACGGAATGCTCACGGAGTGCGCGGCGGCGCCGGCACTCGTGATGGGCATCGCGACAGCGGATGCGAAGAACACGACCGCGGAGGGCAAGGTCAACCAGATCGTGGAGCTTGCCAGTCCCGGGGTCCTGTACCGAGGGTACTTGGACACGATCGCGTCGGAAGGGACCGGCGTCGGCACGCTGGCCATGATCGGACAGGCTCACGGTGTCGTGAAGTCGGCCACCGGGGGAATCTGGTTCGTCAGCACAACGGACATCACGAACGATCAGGTCGTGATCTGGCAGTTCTGGGACGGGGACAACAACAAGTTCGACGACCAGCGTTCACACGTTCTTTTCCACTGGAATTCCTCCAAGTGGCAAGGGAACGTCGGATACTAGGAAAGGAGGATCTAAATGGCAGTCACAACTGGTGGATTCTCCGAGCTCCTCGCCCCTGGCCTTTACGAGGTCATGTTCAACGAGATGGAGGCTACGCCCCCCTCGTGGGTCCCAATCTTCAACGTGCGTGACTCGAAGCGCGCGTACGAAGAGGACTTCAAGATGGCGGGCCTCGGCTCCATGGTCCTCAAGCCCGAGGGGACCGCAACGACGTTCGATGACCCCCTGAAGGGCAACATCGTCCGTTACACCCACTCGAGCTACGGCCTGGGCTTCCGCATCACGCGGGAGATGTACGACGACGATCTCTACGACATCATGAACGACATGTCGGCGGAGCTGGCACGCAGCGCCGCTTACAAGATCGAGATCGATGCGTGGAGCGTCCTCAACAACGCGTTCAACCCCGCGTTCCCCGGTGCCGACGGTCTCCCGCTGTGCCACACTGCGCATCCGAGGTTGGACGGCGTGGGCACCATCGCCAACAGGCCGAGTCCGGACGTCGACTTCAGCATGACTGCGTATCAGGCTGCGATCGACAGCTTCCGGAACATGGTCGACGACAGGGGCAGGCCCCTGAACCTGGAGCCCACGATCCTCCTGATCGGGCCGGAGAACGAGTGGGCCGCGCGTGAGGTCATGGAGTCGGAGTTCAAGCCGTACACCGCGAACAACGAGGTGAACGTGCTGAAGTCGGGTGATCGTACGTATCAGGTCGTCCGCTACTTCACGGACCCCGATCAGTGGTTCCTCATGGCTCCGAAGAAGCAGCGCAGGGCCCGCGGCGGCCACGATCTGAAGTTCTGGTGGAGGACGCGGCCGGAGTACGGCAACGCCGATGACTTCCTCACGGGCGACGCGATGTTCAAGACCTTCTCGCGCTACAGCCGAGGCTTCTCGGAGTGGCGGGGAGTGTACGGTTCGAGCGGAGGCTAGGCGATGGGTGCCACCTCTTTCGGCTCGATCGTAACCACCGAGGCGCCTGGTGTGATGACCTTTACCAGCCCGTCGACTATCACGACGGCTGGAGTGGTCACCTACACCGCGCAGCAGCTACTCGGTGGTCTGATCCTCAGAGACCCGAACGGTGCGTCAAGGAACGACTTGTTCCCTCCTGCAGCTGACATCGTTGCAGCTCTGCAGGCCTCCCTCGGAGTCCCGCCTACCCCTGGCATGTCGTTCAACTTCAGCGTCCGCAACACGGCGGACGCTGCGGAGACGATCAACTTCGGAACGCAGGCAGGGCTAACGCTCAGTGGTACGATGACCTTGGCGCAGAACAACACGCGGCAATTCAGCGCAGTGGTCACCTCGACGGGGGTGACGATCTACAGCCTGGGCACTTTCGTCCACTGAGGAAGTCAGGTGCTTCCACAGGACAGGGAGCAACGGAAAACTGTCTTGTGGAGGCTCCTCCTATACCTAGGGGAGCTTGCACGAAGTGGGAACTCGACCGCAGCGGCGGAGTTTCGACTCCATGCAAGACGTTGGAGACAAGAGTTCACTTGACCTACGAGTGAATCCGCGCTGGCAGCGCTGGAAAGGATGATCAGTGGCAACTATAACTAAGGGCCGGAGCCTCATCTTCAACGCGGCCGGGGACCGGTACGACCCCGTCGTGCACTGTCGTAGCGTGGTCCTGCAGACCAACGCTGGCGTGGCAGGGGACGCGTTGACCATCACGGATGGAGCAGGAGACGTGATCTTCCACTACCGGACGAAGAACACGGTGGACGAAGTGGACTTCTTGCAGGGGAACCCCTACTCCTGTCGTGGGATGGTCGTCACCTCGATGCCTGCAGGGGGCCAGGTCCTTATCCTCCTCCGTTGATTAGTGGGGGGTATTGTTTCTGGTATGTGTCAGTAAAAGGAGAGAATATGTCACATTCGCGTCTAGCGTACATCACGTTCGTCGACGGTGGCCCGGTCGATCCGGGCTTCGGGCAGCAGCCTCCCGTTGACCCCGGGTACGGTCGCCCGGGCGGCGGATGGAGCCCTGTCGATCCGGGCTTCGGACAGGGTCGTCCGGTTCGCCCGGACAACGGCCTGCCCGTTGGCCCTCCGGGATCGATTGGCACGCTGCCAGTCTTCCCGTGGGATCCGACTGACCCCGGATTCGGGGTGGGTCGTCCTGAGCGTCCCGACAACAGTCTGCCTGGCAGCGGTGGCCGTCCCGACAACAGCTTGCCGGGTTCGGGCGGACGACCGGACAACTCGTTGCCGGGGAGCGGTGGACGCCCCGACAACTCGTTGCCGCCGACCGCGATCCGTCCCGGCTTGAAGCTCGTGGTGAAGTACCTCGCCTGCACGGGCTTGATCCTCGTGCCGGACAACGAGTTGCCGACGACGCCGCCGCCGACCACGGACAACACGCTGCCCGAGACGGGCGAACCGAAACCCGCGTAACCTGGTGGGGGGTATCGTTTCTTGATACCCCCTCCTTTCGGAGGGCCTATGGCGATCATTCCGTTGCTCCTCGCGGTCCTCGTCGTCTGCATCGTGATCTGGGCCACACGTTCCTTGACCGCAGCGTTCGGTGTGGGGGAGCCCATTTCCACCGTAATCATGGTTGTGGTGGTCCTGATCTGTCTCCTGTTCATCCTTAGCCGCCTCGGCCTCAACTTGGGGATCACGTAGGCCATGCTGGATGTAAGGCAGACGAATCGGCGCTTCGGCGAGGAGTGGTACACCTGCCAGCGGTGCGGATTTCCGTATCCCCGGAGCAAGGTGATTGTCCAAAACGGTCTCGTTGTGTGCAGGGGCAGCGGAACGGTAGGCTGCATCGATGAGCCTGGTGCGGTTCCCGCGAGAGCGAGACTGACCCTTCCTCTCGAGCAGCCTATCGACCCCCTTCCTGAAGTGGTAGAGGACCTCTAGCGATGGCCAGACGCACGTTCACGGACGCCTCGGCGGAGCTGCTCCTGCGCTTGGGGAACAGAAGTGATGCGTTGGACGCCCTGCGGGAGCAGTGGTTGAACGACGCGATGTTCAAGTGTGGGATGCAGTACGACCATCGGGAGCTGCAGCGGACTACGTCCCTTCCTCTCCTCGCGGACACGGATACCGTGCCCACCCCTGCCGGGATGTGGTGGCCTGAGTGGTTGTACAATGAGACGGATGGGCGGCCCGTGACGGTCGGGGACAGGGACCTGATCGAGGCTGTGGACAAGCAGACCACCACCCCCACCCGCTTCTATACGTGGGGCAACGCCTTTTTCTTCAACTCCGTTGCGGACGTGCAGAAGTCAATCCGTCTGTACTACGTGGAGAAGCCTCTCCGATGGGTCGGCGCGGCACAGTTGCCCTACGACGAGAATTACGACATCTTGGTGATGATGTGGGCGACGAAGCTGGGCCTCACGGCGCTACGGGATCTGGAGGAGGCTGGCGCTGTGGGCCAAGAGATCGGGATGTACACGAGCGGAATGCGATTCCCACTAAGGGAGCAGAGGAAGAACGACCGGCTGACCGGTGTCCAGGTGAAGTTCCGCTAACTTGGTGGGGGGTATTGTTTTATGGCGGCTACGAATCAGTGGAACGAGAACAGCCCCAAGGGCACGGACCTCATCTCCTCGGGGGACGACGAGATCCGGAAGTTCAAGTTGGACGTTCGCGAGCGTCTCAACCTCGAGCACTTCTGGGGTGTAGACCTCACGCAGGACGGGAAGCACCGCCACATTACCCTCACGCCGGCGGGGGATGTCACTGCCATCACAGGTGGCGGAAACGTGATGACGGGGCCCGGAGGTGGAGGTTTAATCCATCTAAGTCAGACCTGGAACGGGCCCGCACACTACGACGGCCTGCGGATGGACATTACGGACGTGGCGTCTGCACCTGACAGCCACTTGATCCACATGACCCTGAACGGGGCCCCTGTCTTCACTATCTCGAAGACGGGCCTTGTGGTTGGAGGTGGCGGAGGTAGTGGGTCAGACATCTTCAACAACCCCGTCACCTTCGTCTCGACCACTCACTTCGTCGGCCAGTCGACCTTCGACTCCCACGCCACCTTCAATGGCGGTTTGACGTCGAACGCGACTTCCTACTTCAATGGGGACACCAACTTCGCGACGGGACAAGTCCACTTCGGTGGACCTCAGCCCGTTGTCTTCGACACCCCCGTCATCTTCAACGGCCTCGCTACCTTCAACGGGGGCACGTCGGGGGTGGGAGGCGGGGGAGCGGGAGGAGAAGCCTTTCCCATAGGGGCCGTGTTCCTCAGCGTAGTGGCAACTAGTCCTGTCACGATGCTCGGCTACGGTGCGTGGACCCAGTTCGGACAGGGGCGGATGCTCGTGGGCGTGAATCCAGGAGAGCCGGAGTTTGCGGCTCCGGAGCAGATAGGTGGAGAGAAGGCCCACACCTTGACGGAAGGTGAGCTGCCCTCTCACAACCACGACGGCTGGGATGGAGGTCACGTTCACAAGGGTTACTGGGGGGAGACGGAGAACATGCAGACAGCGGTTCCTCCGTCCGGATGGGTTGCTTCTGGTACCTCACCCGTGTGGACGGACATCGGCTACGCGGACGTACATGTAGGCCACAGGGGTGGCGGAGCAGCGCACAACAACTTGCCTCCGTACATCACTGTGTACATGTGGAAGCGCGTCGGCTAATGCGAACTGGAGTCGCGTACAGGCAGACCCTCGACATCTACCCTACAGCTGGGATGATCACCCAGTTGCCAGCGAAAGAGCTTCCGCTCGGGGCCTCGCCCGACATGATGAACATGTGCGTGGTTGGCGGGTGTCTGAGGAAGCGGCCGGGTTACAAGCAGTTCCGACCAGCGAACGCTCCGTTTGACACCAGCGTGATGGGCCTCGCGAGTACAAGGGACGAGGCGAATAAGGTGCACCTATACGCGTGGTCCGAGACCGCGATGTACAAGTACGACCGGGACCTGTACGATTGGGTGCTGTGCTCAGGGCCCGCGTTCACGGGAGGCGGGGAGAACCTGTTTACGTGGGAAGTAAGCCAGAACAGCATCGTCGCCTCGCAGGGCATCGATCCGGTCATCCGTACACCGTTCACCACGACCTACGCCGTCCTAAGTCCCGACTGCCCTCCGGCCAGGTACATGACAAGGGGAGCGGACAGGCTCCTGCTGGGAGACACACTGGAGGCTGGTATCCGGAAGCCTTTCAGGATAAGACGGTGTGTTGCAGGAGACCATACGGATTGGACGGGAGTAGGGAGCGGGTTTACGGACCTGGCCGAGTCTCCCTACCACGTGTACAACCTCCGGAAGATTGGGACGCGGATCGCAGCGTACACAGAGAAGATCGTGTGGATCGGAGTGCGGACGGGAAACGCAGCGGCTCCGATCGAGTGGCAGCCGATCATCACGGAGAGTGGGCTGCTAGCTCCACACACTGTAACGGGTCGACGGAATCTACACGTGTATCTGGGAACGGATGACGTGTACGAGTTTAACGGGACGGGTGCCACTGGCGTCGCTGGAGCAGTAATCGACGAGTTGTATCGACAGATCAACTCCGAGTTCGAACACATGATGTTCGGGGAGTGCTTGAACGAGACGCAGGAAGCCCTCTTCTTCATCGTCAGCGGACATCATCGCACTCCGGATCGGGTGTGGGCCTATAACTGGGGCCGTGGGGCGTGGTACCCCTGGACGGTCAACGGACCGAAGTGCAGCACTCTACACAGGGTAGGGAACACCGCTATATGGGACGCTTTCCCCATTCCCTGGGACACCTTCCAGCTGGAGTGGGACGCTGTATCCCTAAGCTCTGCGTACCCCGCTCTGTTGACAGGACACACGGATGGCAGGGTTTACGTGTGGAACCATGGGCATTTGAGCGATGATGGACTCGCGATCCCCTGTTACTGGAGCAGCAAGGAGTTTAGTGCGGGGGATGTGAGCAACGAGTTCCAGGGACGACAGATCACCCTCCGCAGCGTGACGGTCTCCTATAAGAGCAGCGGCTCCGAGATGAACGTGGATTTCTTCTACCGCTCGGATGGCGGACTGTGGCAGGGCCCCTTTCCTAAGGTGATCCCTGCTCAGACGGCAGGGGATCGGACCTTCACGGTAGACGACCAGATTAGCGGGGGCAGGGTCCAGTTCCGTATTGCGCATTGGTCCGCTACTGAGTCCATCATCATCAATAGCTTCCACCCGGAGATCGAGATCCGGGACTACCAGGCGCGCTGATGGCGCTAAAGCTCCCATACGACTTTCCGTTGGAGCCTCCTCTGGAGGCCTATACACGGAAGTACTTCGAGGAGATGGTTGTCCTCATTCAGAAGCACTTCGAGCTGATCTCCGGGACTGTCAACAACCTAAGCGGACCGGATGGCATTGGTGGGGGGCCACACGCCACGACCCACTACGTTACGGGGAACGACCCGGTAGACGTGACGAAGTTGGACGGGTTTCCCGGTGGGACGACTACCTTCCTCCGGGACGACGGGACCTTTGCCGCTGTTACGGGAGTCGCTGGCCCGCCTGGACCCGCAGGTCCGCAGGGTCCACAAGGCGAGACCGGTCCTCCACTCAACATCCAGGGCTCTCTGCCTCCAGGTACTCCCCTCCCCCCGACCGGCGAGCCGGGAGACGCGTGGATCGACGAGGACGACGGGCACATCTGGGTCTGGGATGAGGACACTGGGACCTGGGTCGACGCTGGGCAGTTCGTCGGCCCAGCGGGACCTGCAGGACCTCCGGGGCCCGAGGGGCCAATGCCCCCTCTCACCGAGACGTTTATCACGTTGGAGGGTGAGCCTACCCTTCCCAACTCGGTGCAGCTGGTGGCAGGGGACAACGTCATCCTTGACAGCTCCGTTCCAGGTCAGATCATCGTGAACTCCTCCGGAGGTGTCGGTGGAGGAATGAATCTGGACTACCTGGGCAACTTTACCAGCGGCCCAGTGTACTACGACGGGGACATCGTAATCGGTCCGGACAACATCGCGTACATGTGCGTGGTTGACGGCACAACCACGCCTCCCGAACCGTGGCCGGGAGTAGGGATGGCCTCAGCCGTCGGACCTCCCGGACCACAAGGGCCACAAGGGCCACAGGGAGATCCTGGCACCAGCGCCGCGATCGTTGCGGACGCGACGTATTGGACAGTCAGCAACCACGCCGCCTTGAGCCAGGAGCGGGCGCTCAACCTGTTGGCCAACGGCTACGTGAAGTCGACGTATGGAGAGCCCTCGACAATTGCCGTGATTCCGGTGGCCGAAGGGGGAACGGGGGCGACGGAGCCAACGCAGGCCCGCGCGAACCTGGGTTGTGGGAACGTGGCCACCCAGAACTATAATGGGAGCTCGGCTTACTTCCTACGGGGCGACGGGGTGTGGGCGACGATACCGGACCAAATCCCGCAGAACCTTGTGGCTATCTTCTTCCAAGCGTGCCCCGCTGGCTGGGCTCGTGTGGCGCAGTGGGACGGCTACTTCCTCCGTGCAGCCCCAGCGTACACCGGAGTGGCTAATCCCGCGAACAACCACTACCATGGAGCGGATGGCGGCCTGATCACGCCAGCCCACACCCATACGGCCGCTGGCCTCACCCTTCCGAGCCACAACCATGGGGGCTTGGTCGGGATCGATGGGCGGACGGATAACGATGGGGAACACAGCCACCCGTTCGGAGTACACGGTACCACGGGGATGAACAATCAGGGTAACATGAACGTGGACGGTGGTAATAGTGGGTTCATGTCACGTGGGGACCACAACCATAACATTGACATCAGTGATAACACTGCGAACGCGGGTCTACACTCCCACCACCTCGCGATCACGGGTACGATCCCCTCGGACTACGGACAGGGGATTAACGGGTCAGTCTCCACCGCGCCGGCCGTTGCGGTCACCGGAAACACGGGTTGGGCTACGGCTACCTCGTACCCAGCGTTCTTTGACGTTGTCTATTGCTACAAGCTATGATCCTCAACCTCACGGATGAACAGGGAAAGGTTCACTTCGAGTTCCTCTTTGTGGGCTTCGTACTCGGAGGCTCACTACAGGATAAGAAGGGAATGCCACTCCTCCGCAAGGAGGTCGCCCTCTTCATGAAGTTTGAGGAGATCAGCGAGCCCAAGCCGTGTGGGAAGAAGTTGCCGAACGGAGAGCTGGAGCGGATCCTCACTGGAAGCCAGATTGAGATCACGCTGGACGAGTTCGACATGCTGTACAACTACCTCAGCGCCGTCGCGTGGCAGACCGGGACGCCAGCGAAGCTCGCTGTAGAGACGATTGACTGGTTGCGTAGCCATGGCAATTCCTGATCCTTCAACAACGGAGTGGGTCCCGATCTGGAACCCTGTGAGCGAGGGTCCTGTTGGTCCGCAAGGGCCACAAGGGATCCAGGGTCCGCAAGGGATCCAGGGTATACAGGGTATACAGGGTATACAGGGACCGCAGGGCACACCAGGTGAGATGTGGTTTGCTGGAGCCGGAGTCCCGGCCGGGAACCTGGCCGGTAGTGCTGTCGGGGACTGGTACCTCAACACGACTAACGGGGACGTGTACGAGAAGACCGCCGCGAGCGTGTGGACCCTCCGAGGGAACATCAAGGGCACGCCGGGGGAGAAGTGGTTCTCGGGAGCGGGGGCCCCCGCGGGCGCAACGGGAGCCGTAGGCGACTGGTACCTGAACACGACCAACGGCGATGTCTACGAGAAGACGGGGGCGTCCACATGGACGTTGATCACCAACATCAGGGGCCCGCAGGGTGTTCAGGGTATTCAAGGGCCGCAGGGTATCCAGGGGCCTAAGGGCGATCAGGGACCATCGGGAAGTGTTGGCCAGCATCATCCTACGCACGAGCCGGGTGGTACTGACTACTTGGTCAACTCGGTGTGGACGAACGTCGCCAACACGTTCACGCAAGACCAGACTATCAGTAAGGATATCCCACGCATCGGGTTGAACCACCCCGCGGGTGGACCCGGTAACAAGCTATGGCGGATCGCTGCCACCGGGACTGAGTTCCTTGTGGCGGCGATGGACGATGCTGGGGCGGTGGCCGCATCGCAGCCGCTCACGCTCAACCGTGACGGGACTACGACTCTTAGCGCACGTCTGGTCGTCAGCGGGGCCGGTACCGGTAACCTCGGCCACGTGTCCGGCCAATTCGTGGGACGACTGGTGATTGACTCCGGACAGAGTTTCGCCGGTCTTGAAGTCATCGGGAAGTATGCCGCGGGTACGCACGCCGGAATTGTTCTCCACGAACCGGCTGGTGCCGTAGATGCAAAGAGGTGGCGCATCAACAACTATCTCGGCACGTTAAGTTTGGAACGGTTGAACGATGCCGAGACTGGTGTAGTGAATACCGCGTTGCTCTTGAAGGCGGATGCGTCGGTCGATGTGGGTGGGCACCTGAAGACCAAGGGGAACATTTATCCGGGGATGGACGGCACCGCGATTCAGAGCAGTTTCTATCTCCAAGGCAACACCACTTACGGCCTCTGGTGCAGCACCGGCCTCTACCTCTCGTTCGGCCTGTGGACCGCCGCGCATGTGATTTGCGGCACGTATATGACGGTCGGCACGTATATGACAGTCGGCACCACGCTGAGTTGCGGCACCGATTTTTCCGCTGGAGGGTCGATTGGCTGCACGTCGAACATATGGCGCAACAATCTTCACCCGACCGGAGGGTTGTACCCCGGTGATTACACAACGGCGCTGCAACAGTCGGCGTGGGGCTTGTGGGGGCATCCAAGCTACGGACTGTTCAGTAACACGGGTCTGTATCTAACGGCAGGTCTGACGGCGGCGGCGGTGAATTGTACCGGTACGTTAACCTTAGCGGGGTCCGTGTGGCACGTCAGTAGTGATGGCTGGCAGCGTCTCCACTATGGGTGGGGTGGCCCAACCTACATCAAAGGCAACGGCATCGTGTTCCGGAAAACGACCACCGGGGCAGATGATCAGGATGTTGGCTCGTTCAGTGCAACAGATAGCCAATTCTACGCCAACCATGGCGTGAAATCGATCGGGTATGGTTGTCGTGCGGGTATCTATGCAGCTGGGTATGGGAGTTGGTTCAACTTCAACTGGACCGGCGCTATCCAATGCTGGATTGATGCGAGCTACGTAGGCGATATCACGCTTGCCTCTGACGCACGCCTCAAGCGGGACTTCACGCCGCTGGTAGGAAGTCTTGACAAAGTGTTGCAGATGCGTCCAGGCTCGTTCTATTTCCGGCCGATCGGAGAGGACGTTGAAGCCGATCCCCATCTGCGTCTCGGGTTGCTCGCGCAGGACGTACAACTGGTCGCGCCGGAGTTGGTTCGGAATACTGGGATGGAAACACCCTTGACCCCAGACGGCATGTTCCAAATCAACTATCTGGAAATGATCCCAATGCTTGTCGCTGCCATTCAGGAGTTGGAGCAGCGTGTCGCAGCGTTCGAAGGAGAATCAGAATGACCATGTCCGAAAGCACGTTGCAGATGATGCTGGCAAAAGACCCAGCCTTCCTCAATCGGTTGAACTACCTGATGCTGCAGACGGCGCGAACGGTGAAAGAGGAACCCGCTGACACACCGTACCACTACAAGCGCACGACGTACGCCTCACAGGTGCTCTCCAACTCCGCGTTGATGGTGTCGCAAGCCGCTTCTACCGTTGTTGGCGGCATCAACCTGATTGGCACAGTGGAGTTGAATGATGACGGCGTGACGACCACAGCGTCCGATGCTGCCATCCTCAGCCAGGTATCCACATTCTGGAACGCATTGTCCAGTGTGGACACAATGGACGACCCTAACCAGCAGCCCCCAACGTACCCGTTCCCGCCGCAGAATCTCGTCGGCACGGGGATAACGGTACCCACAGCACGAGTACCCGAGGAGACAAATGGACCAGCAACCGTTAAACCTACAAGCAAAGTACGAACTGAGCCTCGATGAGCTGTACAAGATCATCGGCGAACTCGAAGTGATGCGTCGGAAGCAGCAACAGATAATCGCACAGCTGGCAGAGAAGCATGACGACCACAGCGATCGATCCGGTCCACGTCCCGTTGAAGGTCCTTGAGTTCCAGTCGCTGGAGGATATCCAGAGGATTCTGGCACTCTACGACGGCCTCAAGGTCCCGAAGCAGGACCGCAGCCAGTTCGCGTGGCACCTAACGCAGGATCGCGCGTCCTGGTTCCTCGAGGTAGGGGACTCTGGATTGGTCTACTTCACAAACGTCTTGCCCCAGAACAGAGCGACCCTCAACGTTGTGTTCTGGGACCAGAAGCTTGGGAAGGAACGAGTGGCCGTGACCCGCGAGGCCTGCCGCTTGGCCTGCGAGGAGCTGGGCCTCCAGCGGATCGGGGCCCAGATGAAGTGGAGTAACCGCGTCTTGAGGGACTTCCTCAAACGTGTGGGCCTCATCTGGGAAGGGACTATCCGTCGGGGATGGTTGGATGAGAAGGGTTTTGAGGACATGATCTTGCTCGGAGTGATACGAGAGGAACTCTGACATGGCACTCGCAAACGATTACTTCGGGCTGGATACGCTGGGCTACGATCCGTATCACCAGCAGAAGCTGGACACATTGTCCCGTTACCAACAGATGGACTCGCTGCTCCAGCAGCAGACCCAGACTCCTACAGGGACGCAGACGCGGACTGCTGCGACTCCGACACCCACTACCACTGCGACTGCACAGCCGACGCAGTACTCCAATACCGGGATCAGTGGGATGGGAGATCTGGCCTCCTTCTTCTCCACACTGGGGACGGGTGGTAACTACCAACCTCAGAGTATCATCGATCGCCCAGGAGGTACAGGGGACACGAGTGGAGCTCCACGTGGAGGTTCAAATCCCTGTCCAGAGGGCTACGTTCAGGAGCAGGACGGATCGTGTCATCAACTCCCACCTCCTGGGGACAGCACGTATGACCCTAACGGGAGCCCGCAGCCTAACGACCCCAACGCTCCTTGTCCCTCTGGACAGGTCAGGAACAGTCAAGGATACTGCACCTGGGGGCAGAAACCTGAAGGAGGTGGCTGTCCTCGTGGGATGCATGTAGAAAATGGGGTCTGTGTAACGGACAACCCGGACGCACCGGAGCGCGAGAGCCCGACTGGTACTGCAGTCAACAACATCTACACCTCGGGGAACATTCCCCCAGACATCCAGGCACTGCGGAAGGCCCTCGGAGCCTTCTTCACCCAGAACTTCAACGCGACGACCCCAGGGTACGAGGGAAACCTGATGATGGGGGGAAGCCCCTACATGGACCAGGCGGCCGCTGCGGGCGCGCAGGGTGCTTCGACGACCAACAAGTACGGCGGCCTGTTCGAGAGCCTTATCGGCCAGATGCAGGGTGCATTCCCTGGGTACCAGGATCAGCTCAACGCGATCGACACGCAGGGGAAGGGGCAGCTTGAGGACGTAGGCGCTCAGATCCGGGAGCAGTACGGAGCGATGGGCCTCGGCGCCGGCTCCGACGTAGCGGAGGCCGTGGCCAGGGGTCAGGGGCGGACGATCGCGGACATGAACGTGGCGAAGGGCAACGTATTGCAGAGCGCCTGGGAAGGACAGCAGAACAGGTTGCTCGGGGGAGCGGGGATTATCCCGGGGATGACGACAGCGCAGTCATCGGGATACGGGCAGTACGGCAACCTTCTCGCTCAGCTGGCCGGCATGGATCTGGGTATCCAGGAAGGCAACATCACAAGGCCCTACAACGAGTTCATCCGCCAGCAGGAGAACCCGTACATGAACTACGCTCTCGGCCTCGCAACGGGCTTCCCACCGAATCCCAACCCCAAGCCGGTGGTGCAGGGTAGCAACACCATGAGCTGGCTCGGACCCTTGATGGGTACCCTCGGCGCGGCGGCGATCGGTCTGTCGGACATAGACGAGAAGGAAGACATTGTGCCGTTCCGTGGCAGCACCCTTGCGGGCCTCCGGCAGTTGGATGTGAGCACTTGGCGGTATAAGGGTGAAGAGACCGTCCACATCGGCCCGATGGCTCAGGACATGAAGCGAGTGTTCGGAGTGGGCGACGGGAAGACGATCCACCTCGTAGACGTGATGGGAATCCTGATCGCAGCTGCGAAGGAGATGGCCGATGCCCAAAATTCGTGAGACCAAGGACGCGTACATCGTCGAGCCCTCCTTCATGGAGTCGCTAGGTCCAGCTCTCAACTCGCTCGCTGAGGCCTTTGTCAAGAAGCAGCTCCTGGACCAGAAGAAGAAGAAGGACCAGGAGGAGGCTGAACTCGAGCAGGCGAAGTGGGAACTGCAGCTCGCGGAACTGTCGAAGACGGATCCGGAGAAAGCGACTGAGCTCCAGAACCTGCCCGCTGTGGCGAAGATCCTTGATCCGCTACGGATCGAGAAGCTGAAGCACGAGAACGAGAGCCTGTTCACGAAGTACCGGCACCGGAAAGAGCATGAGGCCTTGAAGGGGACACCCTTTCCGAAGGGCACCGAGTTGGGCTTCCCTCTCCTCGCAGCCCAGAGCCTGACTGCACCGGGGTCGCGACCGGATTACAAAGTGAGTCCGCAACTCCAGGCTGCGAGAGAGAAAGCGGCAGATGAAGCGAGGAAGGCTGGAACAGAAGCAGACCTCGCTGAGGCGAAGACTGGTGAGACACTAGCGGGTCTCTATAGCGGGAACATAGCCACCAAGATGGTGGTACAGGGTCTAGACCCTGGTAACCCGACCGCAGTCATGGCGTTCCTCAAGAAGCATAAGGATATCGAGACGAAGTACGAGTCGGAGGTTCCTGGGACAGAGTCATTCATCTCGAAGAAGGCTGCAGACCTGGCAGGGGACCTGTTGAAGGAGTATCCTGGTGGAAATGCAAAGGATCTCCAAGCGTTCGCGCGGAGCGTGTACACAGGGGAGAATCTCCCCGCTGACGTGCGAAAGAGGCTCGGTGAGTCCCAGGCGACGAAGAAGTTGAAGCTCGACGAGCGCGCGCAGAGGTCCCGCGAGGCGGAGGTCACTCTCTCACGGGAGCGGCAGCAATTTGAGAGGAACAAGGCTACGTTCGAGACGACACAGAACTTGGTGAACAACGGGATGGACCCCGCAGTGGCTGGATCGGTTGCGGCCTCCATCATCAAGACTGGTCAGGCTCCTGAGGGCGTAACGGTTCCTGAGGACTTGTTGAAGAAGGCACAGCAACTGAAGCTGACGGATGATCACATAGACGCACAGGTTCGTAGCCCGAAGTTCAATGCACTGAACGCAATGGCCCAGCGGACCCCGGAAGGACCAGCACGGAACAATCTGATCCAGCAGATGTATACGGAGATGTGTAAGGGCCCCGGGACGAATTGCCCGACGTACGAAAAGCCGATGCCGTGGTATGAGTGGGTCAACACACAGGTCGGGAAGAACTACAAAGAGGCACTCGAGGGGTACTGGAAGCTCGGAGCGAAGGCTGCGGCAATAGGCTCAGGAGTTGCAGCCCCTGTTGTCGGTGGAGCGGTCAAATATGGTACAGAGGCAGCATCGACGATCGGTGAGGCTGTCGGTGGAGCCTTTACTGGAGCCCCGACCTCGAAAACTGCACAGCCACCAGTAACCATGACTCCGAGTCTCATCTCCGATCCGAGGGCTGCACTACCAACTCCAGAGGCTCCGGCAAAGCTCACACCCGAGATATCAGCGAAGGCTGACCAGGCTGCAGCGGCCCTTGAGGAGACGTTCCAGAACCCGAACATCCCGGAGATGGCTAAGACACAGTTGGCCAAGATCGCGGGAGAGTTGGCCGCTGCAATGAAGTCGGGGAATGCTGCAGAGATAATGAGGGTTCTAGCATCACTGGGGCAGAAGTAATGGATGTCATTGAAAGGCTCCTCGCACTCGCAGCCAGGAAGCCCGATCCCAAGACCACTCCTCGCCCGCTCACCACGATCGAGCGTCTTGAGGCGATAGCCTCAACGAAGCCGCAAGACCCGGAGGAGAAGAAGGCGGACGAGGCCCTGATCAAGGACCTGAACGAACGGAACATGGCCGAGGGGACGTATGGGATCCCCATCACGAAGAGCCCCTTCCAAAGTCCTGGCGATCCTGGCTACGATAGGGAGATGCTCGGAGGGAGCAAGGTCTCCGCCACCACGTTCAAACGTCAAGGGAACGTGCCCCCTGTTTCAGACCCGGACGCAGCGAAGGCCCTGTTTCGGGGAACGTTTGCCAGCTTCGCTCACGGAGTGATGTCCCCGATTGCCGCTCTCGTACCAAACTGGTACAAGGCAGCGGGAGAGGTAATGGAAGAGGATCGGGCGACAACGGAACGGTTCCTCGCGCAACCGACGTATGGTGTACCAGGCTTCAGTCCGAAGGCCTCCGCGATCGGGTCCTACGTACCTCAAGTCGCAGGGGAGATCGCTGGAACACTCGTCCCTGGTGTAGGGACCGTGAAAGCTGGCAATGCGATCTGGAACGTGACCAAGGCGACGACGAGCATCAAGAGGCTCACAGCGGCGGGAGCAACGGCTGGCGGGATGTTCAGCATGTTCGCTGAAGCGGATAATGGTGAAGACCGCGTGTACCACATGATGCGGGACGCGGCACTCGGAGGTGCGGGTGAAGCGGTCATCGGCGCCTTCATGGGAGCCACACACCGCGCGCTGCGGACGGAGATCAAGGACGGGAAGAAGAAGCTGGACCAGGTTGTAGAGGAGATCGCGAAGAAGACAGGTCAGCATACGGACAACGTGGAGTCCAAGTTGGGCTCCATTCGAAACGGGACCTCGACGAAGGACGTGGAGACTGCGGAGCAGGTGCTCAAGGCGACACAGGGCACTCCGGCTGAGAACACGCCACTCGCCCACCAGTCCGCGAAGATCGTGGAAGCCTTCAACATGCGCTCGCCCAGCTTCTGGAACGTCCAGGCGGGCATCGAGAGGGGCTCCGGAGTCACTATCAAGACCCGGATTAACGGGGTTGAGGAGACCACCCTGTTCAAGTCCGACGCGACGGGAGCGGATCGGAACCTGTTCCGGAACACTGTCTTCTCATGGGCTCAGAAGATGGAGTCCGCTAGGGTGATGGGTCACAAAGTGGAGATCCTCGAGGCTGCACACGGGTCCAAGGACGCGGGCGCAGCTTCCTGGATGCTCAACCTGTTGGAGAACGGTCCAGCGGCCAAACGGAAGGTCCCTGGAGCCCCGAAGCCTGGCACAGTGGCCCACAGTGGCAACGTTCCGGAAGTGGGCGCCTCGGTCACTGTCCGTGTACCTGGTGGGGGTACTGTAACCGGAACGGTCCTCGAGGTAGGGGCTACTGCGTCCGGAGGACCAGGACGAGCGGCTGTCGCGGGGATGGAACCTGGCACCACTCGAGTGTACGGGAAGGGTGGCAAGTGGGTAGTGCAGCAGTCAACGGGGGAGACAACTGAGTTTGCGACGGCTAAGGAGGCAACGACTCACGCTAACAAGTTGTACGTCCAGAGCACTCCTGAGGTCCAAGCGGCGAAGGCTCGGATGGAAGAGTCCATGGCTGCCGACAAAGCTATGGTCGAAGGGAAGGCTGCCGACATCACGATCAATGAGGAGTGTCACAGCCCCTGTAAGTGGACCGTCCGGACGAAGAACAACGAGGTCTTGGAGGAGTTCGAGGATTCAAAGGACGCCCAGGCCTACGCCAAATCGATCATCGGGAAGGGTGAGTACGTCCGTGTTGTCCGTCCGGACACTCCGGGGCCTTCGGCCAAGCGGGCAGCAGCAGTCCAGGCTCCGGTGCAGGACGTCTCTGGCGAGGCTCTCGGGATCCCTGTGAAGAAGCGGACCATGCTTACGGAGGTGCCTGCCTCCGAGTTCATCGTGGACCGCGTCGCCACGGATAAGAAGACGTGGGTCGTACGGAAGAAGGACGGGACGTCCCTGAAGAAGTTCAAGGACCACGAAGCAGCCCTTCGCTACGCGGAGAACCTGTCAGAAGGGAAGCCTGTTACCCTTGTCCATCCGGACGAGACCCGTGTCGTCCAGGGCACGGGAGAGCAGAGACGCGAGTACAGGTGGAATCGCCAAGGTGAACGCATCGACGCCGAAGGCAACGTGATGGGCCGGAAGCGGCCGGAGCGGCCCACTCCTGGTGTAGGACCAACGGGGCCCGAGTTCGCAGACACTCCCGAAACCCTCTACAGATCCAGACTCATGTCGGGTGAGGAGCCCGATCTCCCAACCCGGGTACAGGGCCGTGAGATGGTTCCCCGTTCCCGCAGCTTCGAGTCCGAGGCGGTCCCGCAGGAGCTGACGCC